ATGAAGAGTGTGATGAACTCTCATAACAAAATAGGCTGAGTATTAATTTACTCAGCCTTCTTTTTTACATTGTATCTAACGAATTGATAATTTAGATAGAAACTTTTAGAAGTTCATTAACTAATTCTATAGATAATTTCTTTTTGCTTTCGGATCTGTTGCTTCCATTATACTCTTGAATGGAGTAACTTTAATTATATTCTTAAGTATAACAGGCAATCCTTCATATGGCCCTCTATCTATAATAGTAAATGGAGTTCTATCACCTACATATGACGCAGGATTAATTAGATTAATAAAGCTAGATGCATTATCAAACCAATTGAAAGCTGCTGTAGGAGACTTAATTAATGAAATAAATTCAAATGGATTATACATAGTTCTAAATTCAAATGCAGAACGCATTGCAAGATAAGTAATAGACTAGTTCAACCAAGTATCATATTCATCATCTCCATCTACAATAGTAGCTATAGCAAGAGCAACAGTAGTAGAAGCGGCAATTAGTACTAATTCATTTAATACTCTCCTAACTGCATACTATTCGTAATCTTTTAAATTATTATAGTCAGCTAATAGCTAAGCCATAGCAAAATGTCTTTGACCTATAACATTCTTCAAGAACTTACTAGTAGAACGATAATAACCCTCTTCTTCTACTCCTAAATCAAGATTAAATTGTTTTCTTTTGAATCTATCATGTAGTGCAGATATCATAAAGTTACGATGTAGAACAATATAGGAAGCTATAGAATTAGCATGTACTGCCGCTTTATCTATTTCTCTTAAAGTACCATCAATTCTCTAAGTAAGTATATTAATTCTATTTCTTACTTCATTCTATAATTTATCTGTAACAAACTATTTATATTTACTCTATACTTTTATATTACCGTCTTTGTCTTCAGTAAATACATCATATAAAGTTGTAGATAGTTGTTCAAATTTAGTACTATCTGAGTTAAATTTGTTAATATATTGTTGTTTAGTCATAAATCCTTCCCCTTCTACAAATCTATAACTATGATATATACTTATTACTGTGTGACTCTTAACAGTATAATCTGATTGATTGTAACCAGCAAACCAGAAGTTCTGATTTATAGCTCTCAATACCTAACTCTAGTCTAATCTATCAAATATTTCTCTATTGTCTTTTACTACTTGATTTAACTGTAATAAGTAAGCTAATTTACCTTTAGGAACAGGATTACCTATATTAGCCATTATATCAGGTAATTGTCTAGCAAATTCACTAGAAGCAAATTTAAGGTCATTAGTATCAAAGAATCTACCCATTTTAGCTTCTAGTGTAGTATAAGTAGCATCAGTAAAGAAAGAAGTTCCAATAGACCATAAGTTACCAGATAGGTTTACTTTAGTAACAAATCCCCTTATTATATCCAATGTCTTACCTAAATTGATTTCTTTGTCTAATACATTTATAGTAATCGGAGTCTTATTTCTACCATACATTATTCTATCAACTAATAACTAAGCTTGTTTGTATACATTAGCTGAACCTGCTGTTTTTAGTTCCTTCTTAGTTCTAATCTATATGTTCTTTAGAAGATTAAGTAAAAGCTCAACGTCATCCTATTGTTCTACCATATTATTATAGTTAGTAGCCATATTATAGTAAGCTATTACTGAAGCAACGGCATCAGTAGATATCTCATTAGTATCATCTAACATATTTATAAATCTTGTAGGTATTACTTTGATAGGATCTCCATTAGGCATTGTAGTAAAGTCTTCTACATAATCAGTATCATCTACTCTAGTTACAGCTATATCATCAAATACATACTTTAAAGCATTAAGTACATTATCCTTTCTACCTAGTACCTACATAAATCTAGCTGGTATCTAAGGCATTTTATCTTCATCACTAAATGTTAAGAAAGATATATACTCATTAGCCTTTTTCATAGTATCAGACAGGCTATCATAAAGCTTCTTTAACTCAGGTTTATCCATTACTTCTTTATAGGCTTTACTATTGTCATAATACTTCTTATTAGGCTATATAGCAGGGCCAGCTGGATCCCAATCTTTATTAAACCAATCTGACTGTTGATCTAAAGTAGAATATTTACTCATGGGAACATATTCTGTATACTTTTCTAATAACTCATCTTTAGGTTTTAATTCTGTATAATAAGAAGCAGGATGCATCTTACCTCTACCGTCTTCATAATGATTCTTATTAAACCAGTCATTATATGCCTCTGTACCAGACTATCTAGCGTTTTCACTATCTTTATAATACTATTCAGTTGGAACTACTTCTGCTATATCACTGAATTTTTTATCAGTCATATTTGTTTCAGCCCAAGTATATAATCTGGCTATATCATTATCAAGCTTTAATAGAGATTCTTTTTCAGAATCAGACATCAAATTTGAATCAATTTTACCAGTACGAGGATCTTTAAATAACTATTGAAATTCTCTACGCTTTTTAATGGCTTCTTTATATTCCTCAGTTTGTTCTACTTTGCCCAAACTATCTAGATCGTCATAGAACTATTGATTATATTGCTTTCTTAGATTTCTTGATTCCCATAAAGCTAATTGAGCTGATCCTTCGCCATATTTAGCTACTATTTTTGCTCTATCTCTGTTATAGCTTTCTTTATCAGTCTTATATTTTACATGTTGCTGTACTACTTCATTGAAAGCAGATAATTCATTAGCTATAATTAAATCATCTCCTGTTTTTATACTACCGTCAAGATTATATCTATTAGATAATAACTGTTTCTATTTACGTAGACTAAGTAAAGCGTTATATTCTGATTCAGTTAAAAGATTAACATATTCTACTCCATCTACTGTAATTGGATCTACTATAGTATTAATGTAATTGTTGATTTCATTTATAGCATCTCTAGTTTTCATAGAAATCATTCTATTCCTAGTAGTATAATACTCAGATTTATACTTTCTATTAGCTTTTTCAGAGTAGAATTTGTTAACTCCTTCAAACCATTTTCTTTGAGTATCTTCATCATCAGGCATTACATACTGATCATGCTCATCTTTCTGGATATTAAACTTACTGGCTAGATTACTCAAGTATTCTTTCTGATCTCTCTTAAATTGACCTTTATTAATGGGAGATACTCTTAAACCAGTATAAGTACCGTCATCATATTTTTCATATAATAACTTCTGTACATCGTTACCGTATTTTTCTTTAGCTACGTTTAGCTATTTTACTAGCTCAGTACCTACTTCTAAAGTATCTCTATCTGTTTTATTTACAGTATTCTAGAGCATGTTAGCTATAGTCTGTAACACCATATTGTCACTATTGGTAGCCATTCCAAACCAATTCATAAATATACTAGTATCATGTTTTGGATCATCAAGCCAAGCTATAGCCTTATCTATATAATCTTGTGGTACAGCTCTAGATTGTAAATATTCTTGTAAGAATTGATAACCTTTTTCTTTAAGAATATTAGTAAATCTATTATTAATTACTGTTAATTGCTGTGCTATATCTGCTATATTCTACTTTATCGTAGCATAGTCGGGTAATTCTTTAAATATATCAGTAGTATCTACAGCATATTGAATTTGATCAATAAGAGGTTTGTAGAATCCTAAATAGTCATTAGACAACTATCTAATTTGTTTAGCATTAATCTCTTCTATTGGCTTAGATAAGAACTTTATACTATCTCCTATAGTATCATTAACATGTTGAACAAATTGTAGTATTCCTTGTTCTGTTTCAGATCTAGATAATTGAGATATTACTGTAGATATTTGATTCCATACTTTAGGATTTTTTACATTATAATGTTTAATGGCATTTAATCTATCTTTTAATCCTTTCTGTATCTTGCCATATAGTTTATCTATCTATTTCTGTTGATTATTATCTAATTTGCTAAATGTTTTACCACTATGCTCTTCATTGAAATAATCAATTGGATATATGCTTATTTCTCCTTGATTAACTTTATCAAGCAAGGACATAGCATAATCTTGCAAATTAGATATATTCTCAGGTAATTTAGAATAAACAATAATTTTTTTACCGTTAATTAGTCTATTTATTATACCTTTTATAAATATCCACAGTCTCTAGAATTTACTTTTATCAGTTAATTTTAAATGAGCGCGAAATGATGTGTTTGATAGTACTTCATTTAAAAACTCATCGCTCTACTAATCTTTACCTAAACCATAGAACACACTTCCTAATTTCTTTCTATATTCAATTTGTAATTCGTCAAGTAATTCTTTAAATTGCTCATTAGTTTCATATTCTTTGCGTAAATAAATATGTAACATTTCGTGGGCAACATCCTCAGCATTTAACTATACAGATGAAGATTTAATTATATCTGAATATAAATATAAAGCAGCTCCGGCTTCAGCTCTAACTCCTTTTTTATAGCCTTTACGTATAATAAAGGGTCTATTGACTTTATTTAATTTCTTAAGAAGTTCTTTAGTTTGAGGCTTTACTTCATCGTGATTAATAAAGAAGTTTACTACATCTACAGTATCTGCAAATTCTCCTAACTATTCCAATAAAGTATTAGAAGTAGCCTATTTAATTTCATTTCTTTTATTGTAAGCTTCTATTAGTAATTCACCATTTTCATCTACTTGTTTAGATAATTCTTCTGATAATTGTGTTTTAAATGCATTTGTAAAGGTTTCAGCCTTTGCTAAGATAGCTTGTTTACGATCTCCATCAAACTTGTTTAAAAGGTCTGAAAATAGTTTAGAATCTTCTCCATTAGGAGCTTTATCTAATCCCTTGCCTTTATTCTAATCCCAAAGGTAGTAGGCTTTATTTTCACCTACTACCTCTACTAACTCCTTCCATTCAGGAAGATTTTTATTTGGACAATATTTATTCATATTATAAATTACATATAAATTTGTTAATCAAACCTTCCACTTCTTCTGGAGTAGTTGGATTTTCTTTACGTAATAATTGAGTAAATTCTTCTATTTTATCATCTATTTTAGATGCTAAATCTGCGTTATCCTTGCTTAATTCAGTTAAGTATTCCTTCATTTTATACAAAAGATCAGCCTCTAACTAAAGAATGTTTTTAGAATCACTGTCTTTACTTTCATCAGCTTCACTAAGTACAACATCTTGTTCACTTTCATCTTTATCGTCTTGCTCCCATTCAAACATCATATCCTATTGCTCTTTAGCATAATTCATATTCTAATAGGGTGGAAGATCAGTAATCAAATGAATATCAGAGTTCTACCAGTTAGGCTTACTATACTCATCAGACATGTCTGCTAATGCTTCTTGATTCTGTAAAGCTTCTGTATAATCCCACACATTTTCTCTATTAAAGTCAAATTGAGATTCCTTACCGTATTCTACTACAGTGTGACCTCTATATTTGTACCCTTTCTTAGATACCAATCCATAAATAGGTATATAATTCAAACGTTTAGTATCTGGATCAGCAGCTTGTTTATAACCTATGAGAGAATACACGTGATAATTAGCTGGAGTATGACCTAAACCATCATTTATTTTAATATACGGATAGAATATAGGAAAACTTCTTTCTTTTGTTTGTCCTTCATTATCTATATCCATCATTTTTATCCAATTACTAGGTCTAATGGCAGACTTATCTGTTTTATCTTGTCTTTCTCCCATTATAATATTAGGAACCACAGACTAGTCGTTTAACGATATAGAATATAATTTAGCTCCCTTCTTGTTATATAAGTCTACTGGTTTTACTAGTTTGTCATTCTACCAATTATTTAAGAACAAGTCATCTCTTACTATAGATTGATCAACTCCATTAGATAATTCATCTAGTTTAGTCTATATATAGTCAGTATATCCTATTGACATTTTATAACTATTAGGAACATATTGGAAGAATGAATTCATAGTAGGGTTATCTCCAGATGTAATAAATGCATACACTACTAAATCCTTAAATAATTGACTTACCTTAGGTTCTGGATCTTCTAATAATTCTCTCCAGTAATTTATCAGATTATTAGCTTGTGACTGATCAGAATCCAATAAGGATGAAGTATCAATGAAATCTAATCCATTATAATCTATATTAGGTATTAAATAATTTATGAAATCATTATTAATAGTACCGTCATTGTTTAAGAATCTACTCAATTTAGGGTTACCTTTCAATATTTCATGTTTAAAATTATTAATACGCTTAGCCATTGACATTTTCCCAGTAAACATACCATTAATGTCTATACCATTCTGATATATGAACTGATTGAAAAATCCACTCTTAATCTGGGCTTCCATTCCTGAAATAAGGGCATTTAATAGTTTAGAATCTGCATTATTCTTTCTACCAAGTAATGATAACATTATGTCTTTCTTACTTAAGAAAGTATCAGTATTTCTAAGTAATAGGTTCTTGAATATAGAAGTACCAAACGGAATACTGTTTTCTGTCTTTTTAGCAATAAAAGTTTCATTATAGAAACGTTCAATTTCACCATCTGCAAAATTAGCATCCTCTGTCATTGCCCACATACCATTATAGTATGTTTGTTGTTCAGCAAATGTCTTACCAGTTTTCTTAGTATCTACTTTAGAATACTTAACCAAATTAGCCAATGAATCAGCATATGGTTTTAATGCTTTCCAAGCATAATATATACGAACCTATTCTTCGTTAAAGTTACTTATTTCTTCTTTATTTAGCTTGAGTAACTCTCTTGTTCTAGATGTATATTCACCATTTTCTTTCTGATATGTGCTAAATAAGTCTTGATATTCGTTAGCTTTTGAATTTTCATTGCCATTTATAAATTCATATTTTTTCCTATATTTCTTAGTAGGATCATATTTATCAAGTACTGATTCAATTGCTTCATTTTCCAACTGAGTAGGAGTCTTAGTTCTATCTATACCATACTTACCTTTAGTCTTTATTACAGCTTCTGCCATTTCTTTAAGAATGGGTTGAGCAACAAAGTAGAATGTCTGCTTACCTTTACCAGTACGTAACAAGAAAGAAACCATATTGTATGTCCATGAATTAACATTCAATCTTACAATATAAGGGTCTTTAGCAATATCTACGAAACCATTGATCATAGCTGATAACCAGTCAAGTATTCTACCACCTTTCTTCATGCCTGCCACTGGAGTATCGTATATACCACCTATATTCCATATATTTAGAGTATTGGTGAACACATCTCTAACCATGCTAAGTTTAGTAAGCTAAGTAAGAATGTGATGAGCATTATTCAAGGCAAAAGGTCCAATACCAGCCTTACCACCAGTATATTCAGCCTTTCTAGCTTCTTGATATGTAGGTGAATATACTTCAAATGGAGTAGGATGATAACTACTGGGTCCTTCTATATCTCTAAGTACCTCCTTAACATTCTCTGTAGCATTATCAATAGATAACTTAAGTGAATTAGTATTATCTTTAGTAAGTAACACTTTCATATAAGCATCAAGCATTTCATTCTTTATAGAACTACGTACGTCTTCATATTTAAGAGCATTACCTTTAGTAATTTTAACTCCTTTATTGTTATAACTAAATCTAGCTACATACAATTTATCAATATCGAAGTCAGAACCAGTAAGCTTAGTAAAGTCTTCAGGGAGCATAATAGTATCACCCATTATTTCAGGGAATACATCTACAAAACGTAATGGAGATATAGACGCAATAGACTGAGTAGGAATACGATAACCAATAGCGTTAGCTGTAGCTTTATCACCAATAATTTCATTGTCAATAAGCCATTGCCTAGCTTCTCTATATGTTAAGTTTTCATAATTAGGTATAAAATACTTAAACAAGTTTATACTTACTACTGAATCCATAGATCCTTCTTCATTAATAGACTTGAGTACTCTACCGTCATTTATCATATTGGGTGTTATTACTTTAGTAGAAGTAGCTTCTAGACCTAAAGTAGATCTTTGAATAAAGGCTCCACCTGGTATATGAACATCAATAACTTGTTTGTTGATCATAGAAATAAATCTACTTTCCAACCACTTGTTATCAGATAGAGAAGATAGAGGAATTATAAACTTGTTATTAGCTGTTTTAAGACCAGATAATACGTTGTCATTAGCATCCGATTCTCTAGCATCATCTTCTAGCATTTTAGCTAGTTTAGGTATATTAACACTACCATCTTTGTTAAATAATTCATCTTCTAAGTCTTTAACACCCATATCAGATAATTTATTCAATGCGTTCATGATAGTATCTTTGATTTCTCTACCAGTTACTTGTCTACCCTCAATGCCATATAAATCATCCATACGAAGATTGGATAGATTTACTTTCATAAATTGAGTACCAGCCATCTGTTCTTCATGTGTATGAGGATTAGTTTCTAACTGTTGTCTCAAGTATTTAAACTTCTGAGTATAAGTAACCAAGTTATTGAAATCATTCAAAGTATTTCCTTCTTCATTAATTAACTCATCAGTAACTTTAGCACTGAGAACAGTTTGCCCATCTCTTAGTTCTATTTCACTGTCTTTAGCTACTCTATAGAACTTCATAGGAGATCTAGAACCAGCTTTAACAGCAGAGTCAAATAGAACCATATCTACTGGTTTACTTGGGTCTACCATCCTGTCATACAATGCTTTAATGTCACCTGTAGCTATACTCTTGAATAATGGGAATAGAGCCATCTTATTAAAATAAGGTATACCTAATCCCGGTATTTCATTGAATCTAGTACCGAATGCCATATACTTCATAGCATTTAGAATAACCTTATTAGCTTCTGCATACAGTTTAGGATCTGAATCCCATAGATTAGCTGTATCTTCATTAGTAAGAATTTCAAATGCTTTCTTTATTTCAGGAGACCATACCCCACGCATTCTAAGTAGATCTCTAGTCATATTAGGGCTAATATATACAGCAGCATCCGCTACATTTATACCTTCTTTGTAACCTTCTACTTCTACTTTAGCAGCTTGTTTAGCTATCTTGACTGATTCAGGATAGATCTTTTCAATCTCTTGAATACTTAAATCTTTTACCTGATTCCAAGCATCTTCACCTTCTAATTCTTGAATAGTTTCCTTAATATTACCTCTAGTAAATAATCCTTCATAGATGTAGTATTGCTTGTCCATTATTTCATGGTCTTTTAATTCAGCAACTACATATTCATCTCTAATAGGATCATTAAAGAAATCTAGTCTGTTATTCAAACCAGTAGAAGTAAGAGAACCAAGACGTTTGATTTTATCAATAGACACATCTACAGGACCATATTGATCATACTTTACTTTATAGTAAGCAGGAGCGCCACTAAATAGTTTTTCAACTTCATTAATTGATATTATACTATTAATAGTATAGTCAGCTAGCATATCAAATATGGCATAACCTTCAGCATTAGTAGGATCAAGTTGGCTATAAAAAGCCTTTCTACTATTTAATTCGATATCGTCAAGTAGTTTGTTACGTAGACTCCATATATCGTTGTTTTCGTTACCTTCAATCAATCCTAATTCTTTAGCTGTAGCTATCTCCTGTTTAACACGTTGATTGATTAGAGAGCTTAAAAATGCCTTCTACGTGTCTTTAGATAAGTTAAAGAAATAGTCTTTAGCTGTCTAAAGATTTTCTTTAGCTGATTTCATAGGATCATTAAAACTAATGAATCCCTTAGATGTATTAATACCAGTTAATAATAAGAATCTCGCTCCGTTTCCTTCTAACTTCTTAGAGTGTTTTTTACCATTCTTATCTTTCCAACTTACTTTGTTAGGAGTATGGAAGTTCTTTATTCTTCTAGAAGGTTCTAGCCAGTCATTATTAATAGTACCATCATCGTTGTAATGTAAACCGGTCTTTTCATCATAATGAGTTGGATCGTCATCTATTTGTCTTAAACAAAGCTCTATTTGATTTAATTCATCATAGCAATACCCAAGCAAAGTGTCCATACTTTGTTCTCCATACCTGATATAAGCGCCTTGTGGAGTAACATTAAAATTTATTCTTTCATGGGGCAATCTTATACCTTTAATGAAGTGATAAGTCTTTTTATCTGCTACAGTAGGGAATATGATTCTATCATTAAATACAGCTACCATTTTAGCTAAATAGTCCTCTCTATCAGTAATTCCAAAGTAATCTCTACCAACATCTTGTGAAGTAGTATCTTTGAAGTTTATAAGGGTTTCGACAGACAGATCTTTATTACCATTCTTTACAGAATTAAGTATTATTGAATTGCCATTATATACTACGGAATTTAAGTTATCAAATGTATCTTTATCATTTACTATTTCATTAAGTCTATCTTTAGCAAAGTTATTTTGAGATACCATATAATAACTATTACCATCTGGACCATAACTACTTAAGCTTTTATCAGTAGCGTGTTGATAGGCATAGTAATTAGCAATTTCTTTGATAAATCCAGATGTATTCCATATTTGAGTAGGTTGTAACGACTCTTCTGCTACCTTTATAGGACTAATAGTATTATCTTTATTAATAGAATTCTTAATGTTCTCTAATGTTTCTACTAATCTAGGAATACCGCCAAATTTAATTCTGTTTACTAAGAATGAGTTTAATAGAGTATATTGGTCTAATCTAGGATTACCGTAATCTCCAGATAGCAACATTCTGTTAAGAGTAGGTTTATCTATACCTATACCAACGGAATTCATCATACGAATAATAATATCTTTCAGATACTCTTGATTAGATGCTTCGTGTAAATCTATGTTGTTATCTCCTATTCTTAACAAACCTTTATTGTTAGTAAACGCATTTCTAATTCTGTTGAAATTATCTATTATAACACGTAAGGTTTGCTTAGCATTATCTGTTGCTACAATTGCTCCACTTTCATTATACTTAAATATACCAGAATTATTAAACAGGTATTGTGACCATACTCTAGGATAATTAGCTGCTTTCACATCTACAGTATTATCCTTTAGTTCCATTCTAGTAAATCCTGTTTCGGCATCTTCACTAATCTTTACTGTAATGTAGTTATTAATATCGGATGTAATAACAGTCTCTATTCTGGTAAGCATTGCTTCAGCTTGAGTAGCTACATTAGTATCAGTACTTAATGAGTTCTTTACTAAAGTAGTCAATCTAAGTAATAAAGCTTGATAGAAAGTATCTCCATTCTTAGCAAAGAATTGTACTTTATCTATGATATTGGATATAGTTCTACAGCCAGATAGATCTTTTAATATGTTTGTCCAAGCTATATTAGGATCTACGAAACTAGGGAAATGAGTATACTCATCGAATTTAGTTTGAGGAGTGCCATCTTTACCTATTTCATATGCTGGAATAGTTTGGAAGAAGAATTTAACTTCAGCAGGAGCATTATCTCTAATAGATATATTCATACCTTCTACAGTATGTTGGCCTATATTTACTCCTTCTGTACCTTCTTCTATATTAGAAATAGTATCGTTTTCATTTCTATCTACGGCTCTAATTCCTAACTATTTTAGCTTAACAGTAAGCATTGGTAGGATAATAGAATCAAACTTCTCTACTACTTCATTGATAACATCAGAAGGATACTTATAAGCTTGTGCTTGAAGTATAAGTTTAAGTCTATCAAACTTAGGAGCTTCCTTAGATAAATCAGAGTAGTTTATTGTCTTACCATCAGTAAATGATACTTGGAAGAAAGCATATGTTAAACTGTTTATAATGTCATTCAATTGCTTAACCGTCTGAATATGTTTAAATTTATATCCAGATACTTCCATGTTAGCTCCTTCACCTTTGTATATTTCTCTGAATCTAGCTACATTTTCAGCACTTGGTTTCAATCCATAGTATTTACCTCTATTAATAGCTGAATATATCTTAGCTAATCCATATTGACCAGTTCTAATCCATAACTTAATAAAGTCATATATTCTTCTGAACCAGTTTTTAGTATCAAATCTGTAATTGCCTGATTCATTTAGCATAAAATCTTTAAACTGATCAGCTAATTTTTCATCAATTTGCTTATCAGTTAAACCTTGATCTCTATACTTCTTGTAAATTCTATTTCTATGTTTAGGATCAATTAACAATTGAGATACTCTATGCCAAGCTTCATGATATTGAACACCTTCTGGAGCCTACGCTGAAATCTTTATAGAATCTTCAGTTACTTTACCTACTACACTATTCCCAGCCTCTGTAACATCTATGACAGAAGAAACTATTTCTGGAGTAATACCTAAAATAGATTGTATCCACTCTTTAGCCTGTTCAGGATTCATTCTATTCTAGCTATTGATAGCCAATTCAGATACTTCTTTTTCGGTTACTTCCATATTAGGACCTTTTCTACCTTTACCGTCTAATATAGAAAATATTTCATCCAAATCTATAGTAGTTTGCTTACCTGTTTCATCTGGTAAGGTAATGCTACCTCTTTTAGTTTCTTCCTGAACTTTTTGCTGAGACTGCTCTATTTTACGCTATGCTGTCTTATCTACTAACATTACATCGTCAATGTAAATGTTAGCATCTTGTAAAGTATCAGCTATATCTGTGAGTAATATACCTTGCTTTATATACCAACCAAGTACACTAATGCCATTAGGATGGCTAGAGTCTACCTACTTATTACCATTACTATCTTTAGTAATACCAAAATCTTTATTAGTAAACTCTAAAACATTCGGTATTAATGTGATCTTATCTACATTATTGTTCTTTAAGAATAAAGCCAAAGGATATAGTTTAGGATCCTTTACTTGGGACTGTAAATCACCACCTAGATAATTAGAACTTAAACCCGATTCATCAATATTCCAATGGAAATTATCCATTATATAATTCTTCAGTCTTTCTCTAATTTCTGGTACAGTAGTTATATCATTTAAGTTATATATTTGTTGACCTACTACTAACTGGTTATCTTCAGTAAGATAGAACTACTTAGCCATTTTAGCTCTTACTTGCTCTGGAGATAGTCTAGTATCATTAGGGTTAGTAGCTGTTTGAGGACCAAAGTTTACTAAGAACTGTAGTACATTTTGTGGTGTAATATTAGTAACTGTACCATTTGCATCCGTATAGAATTGATCTTTAGAAGTAACTAAATTGATTATAAGATCAGCTACTTCTGGTTTATCTTTAAAGTTACCATAATTTAGTACTACACCTATTTGAGATGAACTTCCGTCATCTCTAGAAGTCTTAATCATCCATACTGGTTTACCCATAGGGAAACCTTTAGCAGATATTACTTGGTTCTTAAAGCGAATTACATTGCCACCTAAACCACCTGTAGTAATACCTATCTAAGTATTTTCAGAATTAATTTCATACGGATCTTTAACAGTTAACCAAGAAGATTCAGTAAGATTTCTATTCTTGGGGCTACCATCTTCATTTTTAAGATTTACAATTCTACCATTGGTTTTTCTTATGGTAGTGGGTACTATCTCTAAGTTAGGATTAGACTATACTTGTTTATTCAACTCTAGTACTTTATTACGTAAAGCACTGAGATTATTTACAATTAGCTATTGATCATTAAATGGTAATCTATTGAAAGCTCTATTTCCTCTAGCATACAGTCCTTCTACAGTCTTAATGCTGGCCACATATTCTTTACCTTTGTAGTTAAATAAAGCATATATGGCATCTGTAGTAGTACCATCACCTTTAGTATAAGGTCTTACTACTATACGTACCCCATTTTTAGTTACTTCTTTGATAAAGTCAGGTTGTCCAGATACCTCAGAGAATTCTTCATTATTCAGATACTACTCCATACCTTGGAATTTCTTAGGTACTCTAATCCATTGTCCTTGCTCATTCTGCTTAGAATCAGTAAGTCTGTAGTTCAATTCGTGAGAATATGGATCTAATCTAGAGTCATAAGTTAACTCTTCTAATTGTCTGGGTTCAGTTTCAGTATCCTCTGTAACTTGTTGCTCCTTAATAACCTAATTAGGAGTTTCTAAAGCTTGCTTAGCTTCATCACCAAGCCATCCACCAAGTATATCACTGAGAGTTGGTACGTCCTCTATAGATAGTGGTTCTGTTTTAGGAGCTTCTTCAACTGGAGATACAGGAGTAGGAGTTTCACTAGGAATAGTGATGGGCTTTTGAGCTTCTTTTTCTTTATTCTATATGTTTTGTTGTTCTCTCTAAGCTATTTCTTCTCTTGCTTCTTGAGCAAGCAACTTCAACTCTTCAGCTCTAGCTTTTTCTTTACCTTGTAAGTTCTGCGATATTTTCCATTCACCAGAACTTATAAAGTCATTATAAGCTTCTTTTAATAAATTAGAATCAATTTTATTTTCTATTGCTTCTTTTAATTGACTTACTAACTACCTAGCTATTTCAGAATCACCGTTATTATATACTTCTTCTTCTAATTGATTTCTGAGGTCGTATATCTTTTGCCAATTGTCAGCTGTAATTCCTTCTGTTCTATCCATCTATAAAGCAGCAACATACTCAGAATAGTTTTTCACATTAGGATGTTGAGACATAAACGATTCGCGCAAAGCATCGCTAGCTTGTTTATAAGCTTGACCAAATTCATTATTTGTATTCAGTACTACTTTATCTTTTCCATATTTATCTCTTTCTGTAGTAAAGAATTTATCACGAATTTCTTTAACATTCTGTCTAGTTGTTTCTACTTCTTTATCTTCCTGTGATTTTTCTTGTTCTGCTACGGGAACTAGATTGTCCAATTCAATTTGAATTTTAGCTCCTTCTTTAGGAAAGAATCCAGTAGGATTGTCTAATAATTTATTTAATATTTCTACTCCTTTACTACCATATTTACTATCTACAATAGATCTGAGCTTCTCTATTACTTCTTTTTCTTTAGAAGCGAAAACACTTGGATCATCTGAAATAGAACGGAGATATTTACTGCGTATGTTTTCTGATTCCTATGTAGCAACTGGAAATGCAGCTGATATTGCATGTAATAAATAACCTGTAGATAATATAGAACCTTTACCTCCCTCTAATAAATAAGACAATGCTACAGGAGACCCTCCAACTGTATCTTCCTCTTCCTGTGGCTTTTCCTACTCTTGAATAGGAGCAGTTTCCGTAGTAATAGGTTCTGGAGTAACTTCTTCTCCTTCTTCTACTACTTTCTCTTGAGTTCTACCAGAGTATAAGTCTTCTATATCTTGTACAAAATCATCTTCTTTAGCTTCAGAATCTTTCCATTTATTGATCTTAGTCATTATAGATTTCTTATCGTCTGAAGACATTAGATTGTTCTCTTCACGGGCTCTAGCTTGATCTAAAGAAGTTAATATAGCCTGTTCTTGAGCATCAGCTAAATCCTGATGTATAGAAGGAACTTGAAAGTCAGTTTCAGTTAAACCAAACTGATCTAATACCTTTTTGAGTTCAGTATAGCTATTAAATAAAGATTCTCTGTCTGTATTTAATAGGTTTCTAAAGTGTATAACATCGGCTTTAGATGTACGCAAATTGGTATTTTTTTCAAGTTCATCAAGTTTAGTACTATTTTGTTTATAGTCACTTATCAGTTGATCATAAACTGATAATTCAGAGTACAGAGATATAGCATTTCTTATATCTTCTACACTTATCTGTGAGCGTTGTTCATCAGATAGTTTAGCTATTACTCTTTCAATTTGCTTATTTACCTCTTCTCCGTTTAATATACTCTACAGTCTATTATTTGCTGTTGCAGAATTTTTATCAGCTTCTTCAACTAGTTTATCATAATGATCCTTTAAAGCAATAAGTATGTTGTAATCATCAGTATTTGGTTCTATACCTAATACTTCAGCCTGTTTTAATGCAGATTCGGATGTAGCTATGTTTCTTACTCTGTTAGCATTATTTCTTTCAGTCTCTATATCTTCTTGAGTAAGACCATCAATGTTAGCAGATTGAAGATTATCAAATGATTGCATTAAGTTATTCCACTTATTATTTGCAGCCATTTCTGCATACACTATATCTTTTCTTACTCTATCTTTTTGATCTAGTTTTTCAGCATATAAAGCTGATAATAATTTATCAGCTTGTAATTGGTCTCTAGTTTGTAAGTAAGAAGTAGCAGCACCTATACCACCAGTCATTAAACCACCGAGTAATGCACCACCTTTAAAGTTTTCCATAAATTCTGTATCATCTGAATATACAGAATCCCAAGGGGTAATTGCTGCAAATATAGATCTTGCTCCAGAGCTTATGTTCTTAATGAAACTCTTTGCCAGATTAGGATTTTCTTCAAAGTGTCTGTCAATGTAGTCCTAACCTTTCATGTATTGAGTACCTTCTTCAGCACCTTCCATAGCAGAAGATATAAGAATTCTACCTCCTAAATCTAATACGGCTTTACGTTTAGTTATTTTAGGAAGTTTATCTACACTATCTATACCAAAGCTAGCTACATCGTCTATACGCTTTGCAAATTCTCCTTTTAAGAAACCTTTACCTTTATCATACTTCTCAGCTATAGTTTTTAATCCACGTACACTTTTAGCCATTTTACCCAATGGTACAACTTCCAGCATAGTCTGTGTAGCATCCCAAGCAGACAAAGCCATATTATCAGTATAAAGAGACTTCATACCTTCAAAATTGTTAAGACGAATTTTATCGAACTTAACATTGTTTACTTTTACTTGATTAGTAAGTAACTGATCGTATACGTAATCATCATTATCTATCTACTCTTGAGTATAAGAACCCATTTTCTGCATTTCTGCTTTAGCTTCTTTTAGTAACTGTTTAGAAATACCACTTTTATCAATTTGATTAAGTACCGATGTCTTATAGTTACTATATACTTCTCCTTTGGATTCCCTTTCTCTACTGAATAGATTACCTACTATTGCTGCTCCTGCTCCAACGGTCATACCTACAGCTGTACCTATAGGACCAAAACTAGAACCTATTGATGTTGCTGCATAAGTAGTACCAGTAGTAAGTATATCATTAGTAATAGTAGCAGCTGATGAGCCCATTAATCCCGGCATCTTAAACAAATATGTATCTATATCAGTAAGATCCATACCAGGTTGTTGTGATTTTCTACGATAATAGTCAGAAGTTAACTTACTGTTGTACTCATCAGCATTATTCTGCGCAATATCAGCCTAAACTAAAGCTTGACTCTTTCTAGCATATAAAGTATTAGGATCTGAATAAGATCCTGTAGCTTTATCTATTTGTTCTGTTGTCTGACGATCTATTTCACTTAAAGCTGAATTCCAATTTCCGTTAATGAAATCGGTTTTCAGCTTTGTATTTAAAGAAGAATCATTCAACTTATCATTTAATATGTTATCATAAGCTTCTTTATTATTTAGAATAGTATCAGATAGTAACTTTACCTGCTGTTTTAAATCTTTATTAGTAGGATCTTGTCTTAATTGAGGAAGTATAGTGTTAATATCACGTACAGCTTGGATATAGTTTTTGGCATTTAGAATTGTATTATAATCCTAATCTGCCATTACATAATCACCTAATGCGCTATCTCTAATAACTTCATTTCTTTTAAGGTTCCAATCATTAAATGCATTAGATACCCAATCTGTAACTCCAAAATCATCAGGAGCACCCTCATAACGAGGGTTCTCCATAGTGTGGAAATATTCTTCTACGTTAGCTTTTGGAGCCTAATAAGCATCGTACAAAGCTGTTCTCTATCTTATACTATCTATTAATGATGTATCGTATACTTTTCTTTTCATATTATCTTATACTTCCTAATGTTTGTAATGCTGAAGTTCCATATTCATTTTTAGCTTGGGATGTACCGCCTATACCTGTGGGTGAACCTCCTTGCCATCTTTGATTTACTCTTTGCCAGAATTCTGGAGCATTGTTAGTACTTGGTAATGCTTTGAATATATTCATCTCAAAATATTCATGCCCATCTTCTCCAACTACTTCTGTAACTTCTGAAGCTTTATATAAGTCTTTTAATGCAGTTCTGGTACTTTGTCTACCAAACGGAGCCACTAAGTTATCTGCAAATCCTTGTGTTAAACCTTTATCGCTCCAAAGACCCGTACCTAATGCCTGCTCTATTCTTTCTTTAGGTATTCTTATTTTACCAGATAATGCAAATGTTCCAGGTCCTACTTTAACCATTTTGCCTTCAGGTAAGAACTGTACATCAGATAAATTACCTGATTCAAGTACTTCTTTCAATGGGAAACTTGTATCTCTACCAATACCAGCTACTCTTTCTGCTTTTCTCGGAGTAGTTTCAGAAGCAATTTGGAATACTGTTTCTGGTAATAAGAATCCTCTAGAATCATTAAACTGATACACATTCTTTGTAGTTCCATTTTCATCTTTTATTTCTTGTTGTGAACCACCTATACCAGTTAATAAATCATCACTCTCAAGTAAGCTAACATTACCTTTAATCATATCTAGAGCAGAGTTTACTCCTTTTAAATATCCTTGTTTAGAATATTCTTTGTTACCGCTTACTGATATAGGAGAGAAACCAGATGTCTTTTGAAATTCATCTCTAAGTATATGCTTGTTAGCTAAGCCTATCATTTGAGCTTGCAATCTATCAGCTGCATCTGATGCACTTCTAGCTGCTATCAAATCATTATCATTACCAGTAGCTCTGTAAGCATTGGAATACTACATTGCAGCTTGATTAAGTTGCATGTACGAGCTCATCATATTATCAATATTCTGAACCCCTTTCTTAGCATCTTGAGCTATTTTAGTATTTGGATATTTACTTATCAATCCTTCTATATAGTTTCTATATTGATCAAATCTAGAACCAATTCTAGATTGCACGCTTCTAGTAATAGATTCATTTAAAAAGTCTAATCTGGTAGGATTAGGTCTAATTATTTCATCTTTACCAGTTCTGCTTGCAGCATGCTTAGCTTGTATTAACCACAATGGATCGACAGTATCTTGATTTACTATTCTGTCTCTTTGTGAATCTGCAATCATTCCTACAAATGCTTCTCTAGCAGCAACTTCATTACCGCCCGTAGCTTGCAAAGCTTCTTTATAATATTTCTGCCCTTGAGGTGTACTTACTAAATCATTAAATCTAGCATTAGCTATGTCATACAGTGTGTCGTATGTAATACCAGCTCTATTATACTTAACACCATCTTTCCATACTGAACCTAAACTACTAGGTTTGAGATTACTAAAGTAAGGATTAGATAGTTCATCAGCTGTCATGTATCTGACAGGAGTAATGTCACTAAATACTCTTTTGTTACTCAATGTATCATACTGAGGAATATTAGAATCATCCCATCCTTCTTTGTATTTACCTTCAGCTTCCATTTTAGCTCTCATCTCTAATCCAGCTCTTAAATTATCAGCACTTTCCTTAAGTAAGGACAAAGATGAATAGTCAGTACTATTAATTAAAGACTGTAGATTAGCTCTAAAGGAAGCGTCTTTCATAGCATCAGGATTCTGGGCTATCTAGCTAATGGCTTCCTGTACATCCTTTCTATTAATAGTTAAATTATACCAGTTCTGTGTATCTACAGCAGATGGGGAACGAAATTCCCCAAACTTCTGTAATGCTGTACTAAATTGTTTAGCTGCTTCATCTACTGCTGCTTTCTATGTAGCTCCTATTCTGTATAGTTCCCCAAAGTTAATAGGAACGTATGTGTTTAATATAGGGGCTTCAGCAGCCTAATCATATCTATTAGCTGTCATTATCTATTTCCTCCCTTATTTAACCATTTTTTAAATTGACTCATATCAGCAGAAGTAAAACCAGCTTGCAAAAATGGATCGTATAATTTAAGCATAGCATTATCTCTACTTCTTTGATTGCTCATTAATTCTCTATTTTGAGCCCACTGGCTTAATTGACCTAAACCTGTTCTGCGAATATTTCTAGCAGTAGCTCTATTACGAGCATTAAGTTCAGATGCTAAGTTAGTAGCTTGAACCCACTGCTGTCCTAAGTTATTCATTGCGTTGGCATATTCCGCTTTATACTGATTGTTTGCATTACTTTCAGCAGCTCTAGCGGCAGCAATAGCTTTATTAGTAGCAATAGCATTTTGTAATCTAAATGCCATATCTTGACCAGTATTAGTTCTCTATTGACTAGCCGCATAATTAGCTACATTTCTATTAGTTTCTATGTCTCTGAGTAGTGGATCAATATTGTATCTACGTCTACCCATAGTGTTAGTAATAGCTGTAGCATACGGGTTGTAATTAGCAGGTACTGCTTCTGAGCTACTAGTAAACAAATTAGACATTATAGGAGCTAAAGAGGCAGCTCCACTAACCAAACTGCTTAGCCCTTCTAATCTTACAGGTTCCTATTGTGGAGCAGTAATTACAGGTTGTACTGTTGCACCTGTTATAGTTCTAGTTCTAATATCTTCTGGAGTAGCATCCACATCAAAACTTTCATCTATAGTATCCAAATTAGGAATTATCTCTGGAGCAGTAACTCTAGCAGTTTTAGGTATTACTCTAGAAGTATAGTTAGTAGTAGTTACTTTAGGAGATGCTTTTCTAGTAGCGTTTATAGTAACTTCTGGCAAGTTACCAGCATCTACTTCTGATACTCTACCATAATTATCCCAAGGAGCAGTAACGTCACCTTTCATACCCCAAGTATCTCTAACTCTTGGTGTAGGAGCACTTACCCCCATACTGATTTCACCAGCAAATCTAGGATCCATCATAAAACCAGCAGCATTATATCCAGCTGGAGTATTATCACCTCCTCTAGCAAAACTTTCTAGTTCTTTAGTTTTATTCTTAATGCCTTTCTTAGCTTTAATACTTTCCTGCATAGCAAATAATTTGTCATGCATTAATTTGTTATTCATCTCGTTAAGCATATCTGCATTCTAAGCATATATGTCTTTTCCTTTACTTTTCTTTCTAGTCATTACTTTATCACCTAATTCTGCAAAGGTTTTATTTGTACCTGGTACTTTCAAAGTATTACTTAATATTCTACTTCCTTCAGGTAAGTTTACTAAATTACTATCTGTAGGTTGTCCTTGTTCTGGTACTTTACTTACTGTACCATCTGGAGTCTGTATTAGTTCTCCATCATCTACATAAGCCAATGATGACGGAACTTTACCTCCGTATTCAAATACATCAGTATCAAACTCCGTATTATCTTCATTAAACTCATTAGCTAATCTTTCTGTGCCAGCTACAGCTTCTCTATTTTGAAATGCATTCAATCTTATAGCAGCTCTACGTCTTCTTAGTTTCTTATTTCTAAAAGCTCCTCTTAAACCAGTACCTAAAGTACCTTCATCAAAATCAGTAAATGAAGTCATTTCTGCTGCTTTACCTTTCTTACCAATAAGACCAACTGCTGCACCAGCAATACCACCTACTAAACCACCTACAGGTCCACCTATAGTCATACCAAGTTGTGCTCCAGATCCTGCACCTTCCGCTATACCAGTAAGAGATTGCATAGTAGCCTCTCCACCAGTAGTAGCAGTAGAAGTCTAGAAAGGACTTGTCAATGTATTTATGGCTCCAGGTATTGCCTAAGCTATTTCTGATATATTTCCTATATTTGTATTAGCAGGATTATTCTTAATCATAAGATTGTTAGGGTTATTTGGAGCAGTCCCCCTAGCTATTGATGATTGTAATTCCTACATATTACTTAAAGATACCGGCAAACCAAACTACGCAGCAGGAATCTATATCTTTCTTTTCTTTGTATTCTTTTTCATATTAAATTCTAGAATATCTATAAGTAGTTGTTATCTAAGGCATCTAAAAAGAATAATCCTTATCTGATTTAAATTTATAATCACATATCATATATTTACCTCTCATTCTAGCAGGGAATGACATATTATCATCCTCTTCAAATGAATCCTGTCTTGGAACTGGTAATCTATAAGTATCTTCACGATAGTCAAATACTAAATCCTAACCGTCTTTATTAGCTACCTAGTGTTTAGTAGTTAATTTAATACTATCAAGAATATCATTGGTTAGTATTTTATTATTTGGATCTATAAAGTCTCCCTATAACTGAATATTATCAAATACTTTAGTATACTGAGGATCTTTGTTTACTACTATCTTTAATCTAATGTCTTTACTAGTATCACCAAATCCTTCTATATCTAATGAATTAATGATATAGAACTCATTGTTCTTAGCAGTAACAACTTTATCTTTGAAAGGTAACGTAAAATCAGGTTCAAATGTATAAAAAGATGTAAATACATTTAATTTTTCATTATATATTAGCGATCTATTATATAATCTGAACCACACTTCATCGTATTTCTTATCATACAGTGAATTAGCCCCCTTAGTCTTCTAGCTATACATAGTGTTCATATAAGACTGAAGATTGCAATCCTTTGATATTATACTTACTCCTCCACCAGTAGATCTACATATTTCATTCTTATTAGAGTCATACCAATAAATGCTATTACTAGAGTTTGTAATACTTCTATCATTAACTACTTCTGTACCATTCAATGTACTGATATAGTCGTATCTATCTAGTATACCTCCGGTACCTAAAACTAATTGACCTACATTGTTATCTTGTATTAGTGATCTTTCATTTACAGATAGTATACCAAATGCATTATTCTACCAGAAGTATAATCTGTTAAATATACTTCGTATATTTGTTATTTCTCCGTACTGATAGTCTACATCTATAAAATCAGAAGGTTTGAATACAGACCAGTTATCTATGTTTTCATTGATAGTTTTAGCCTGTGATACGTATACTCTGTTAGCTGATTTTACATTTGCTTCATCATATAACCCTCTAGTACTAAATAATTTAGCGTCTGGAGTCACAGAGTATACATCATTATATAAGTAGAATGGTTTACTCTAGGAATGGAATTGCTACATTTGAGTTGGTTCTAATTGCATAAATGCATCTACAGTACCTACTCCAGCATTATAAGTTCTATTAGTCATTTCACCCATGGATAGCTTTAGATTTATAGAACTTTCTAGAGGAATGTAAGCTCCGAAATATCGTTTATTTTCATTCCATTCACCTATATCATTTCTCTAGAATATCATCTAACATGGGTAATCTAATATACCTAAGTAAGTATCACCACCAAAAGCACATACAATATTGTTAGTTTTATTGCCATATGCTCCAATAGGAATATAAGTACTACTAGTTCTAGATGAATAAGTATTACCACTATAAGGAACTATTGCTTTTTTAACATTAACTACAGTTACAACACAATTATTCATCATATTAGAGTCTCTATAAGCAGAAACTCCTTCTATACTTTGCTTATCCTATTCAGAAGATTGTAGTATCATACATGGACCAGCTGGACCATAGGTAACAACATTATCGTTATCACCAGCTTTATAAAATTCACTAGTAGCCCAATTAGTATAAACAATATCTCCAATGTTTATTTTATATGGTGCTACACCACCGTTATTAGTTACATTATAAGGTATGTTTTTTGCTAATTTAACATCTACGATAGTCTGTTCTTTTGAATTATATATAGAAGATCCTTTAGAGTAGAATTTTTGTATATAAGCCCCACAGAAATCATCCTTGTGAATACAAAATATTTGTGCAGCATTTTCAGATTGACTATTATCCTTATTAATTACTCTAGTATATTTTCTATATTCAGAAGAATTTACAACAGTGTTATTAGGTGGATATACACTCCTATTATTCATTCCTACCCAGTTTTGTACATTTACTCCTGTAGTTGTTTCTACCTCTGCTGTACTAAAATAAGAATGAATAAGACCTTCTTGTTTAATATAAATATTATCTTTGAATACTTCCTCTGCTTTTTCTCCATTAAAACAAACTTCAGGAGATATAAATCTCCAATACCCAGACACTATATCATTATTATCTATTGTGCTACTTCTTTTAAAGACAGACCCATCAAGATACATTTCCATCTACCTACGTTTATTCATTAAGAATGGCATAGGCCTGTATTCATTTGTATCCTTAGATGTACCTCTACCAACTTCACCGTTTTCTCTATCTTCAACTATCTTATAGTTATGTAATGAAGTAATTACTCCCTGAGATACAATAGTTTTATCTTGCTCAGTACGATCACATCTAACTATTTCATATGATACAGCATCTATTGGGAAATTCTTTACTGTAAATCTAACTCCTATAGGTAAAGATTGAAATGTATCCTTTCCTATATCCTAAACAAATGCAGGAAAAGTAGCTAAATTAGGGAATCGTATATCACCTATCCACAGTACTGGTGAAGCTATAGATTTACTATTGTAAAATACTATACCAAATCTATATACTTCATCACGCTGGTAACTTTTAAATAAAGAAGATATAATCGGGTCAGCGTAGTTCCTTTGTCTAGTAACAGGCTTTATTTGTTTAGTAGCAACTGCTACCTATTTGTTAAAGAATGTATCAGTAGGATCTACATGAAATATAACCATACTTTCTATTCTTTCAGAAGCATTGCTAATACCTACATTATTTCTTAAACCACCATTTAAAGTAGATATATAATCTTCATTTAATTCTGTATATATGAAATCATATTCTATATTTAAACCATTCCCACCTAATTGCTCATTCCTACCATAGACATACGGTAATATAGTTAACTGACCATCAATGTCTCTTTTAGCATTATATGGATTAATACAGTCATGATGCATAGGAACTTTGCGCATGGTGTCATAGTCTTCAATTCCAAAGTACATATAATCATTTGGATCTGAAGTTTCTATTCTTACACTACCATCTTTATTTGCTCTATAAGCTCTAGCGTCATATTCTACTAAATTACCATTATCTTCTATCATAGGAACCCAAGAGGTTTCTGTGATATTAGATGCAAACAATCTGTTCTATACAGAAGTAATACTATTACATATAAATGCATAACTAGTAAGAGCATTAAATTCTTCCTATGTTAATACACTCAATTGATTACTACCAGCATCCGTATAGCTTATAGTATCTTTATCAGTATCTATTTCAATATCATCTATTATGGTATAACTAGGGATAGAGTTATTATCTTTATAGAATATACGTATAATAGTACATCTACTAAAATCCTTAGTACTCAAAGGAGCTTGTATAGTGCAACCTTTGCCAGTATATGAGTCCTTTTGTGAACCATAATGATTGATAAGACTAGCACTAATACTAGAAGCATCTAGATGTACACAATCACTTAAACTAGATATAGATGTCTGTTGAGAATGAGGATTATATAGTCTATAACAATACTATACCATGCCAGCTTGAAAGTTACCAGATACTATTTCTGTAATTTCAAATGGAGGTAACACTGCATTAGGTATTATATCAATGCTATCAGGATTAAGTATGTTACCATCAGAATCTACTAATGGATTATCTTCATTAGGATATTTTACATACTTATCACTCATAATATTAATTACCTTAATAGATGAATTGCCATCTGTAAAGTAAGCTTTAATATTTGATTGTGTTTCATAATTTAATACTATACTCAATTGATTTGAATTAGCTTCCTCACATAACCTTAATTTTCCCTATAATACAACTGTACTAACTAAATTGGGAGAATCAAAATTTTCTATACGATATATCTTATTATAGCCATCCACTAACTTAGTAACTACTACAGCAATATCATTAATAGTTGCAGTACCTATTATTTCTTCAGTACTCTTGATGCCATAATTATACTTTTTAGCACCCTCTACACTCTAAAGAACACCACTAGTACTAGAATCATCAGTAATGATACGAACATCCTAACCAAATCTATATTGATTACTTGGTAACATACTGGCGGCACTATCAGTGTTCATTCCACCATAAAATGTATTTATTTGAGCTGTATTACTAATCATAATCTATTCTAATTATAAAGTATTTGTTCTTCACCAGTAGTACTAAAGAAAGTATCATGATCATTAAATTCTGGATAAAGCTTATGATAGGTATTTTTAATACTTTCCAGTTCATCTACTCCAGGTAACATAGCTTCAGCATAAGCCTACTTTCTATAGTAGTTCCAGCTAGTCTTCATTTCTAAGTAATCCTACTAAGATATTTGTCCCTTTAGCTTTCTCGGATACATTAATTTTAATGTAACGTACCACAATAATGCTTCTTTATAGGATTCCATATCTGGTATCATAGGCATGCCTTCTTCATCAGTAAATATAGCATAATATTCTATTTTGACAAAACCGGTAGGTATATTAGTCATAATATAACCTGGTTTTGTCATATACTATAAATCTGCGCTGTACATTGTACCATCGGTATGAGCAAATTTACCATTTACATATCTGTTAGATGGACTAGCCACTGTATACTGATTTACTAAAGCACTTAAAGTATCACGCATATTAGAATCCGAGTTAAGCTTATCTAAAGCTTCTCTATCAGATACTAAATTAAATAAGTTCTTTACTAAAGGTATTAGACCTGCATCTGGTATAAGCATACACGGCTTATCTACACATTTGTCATGGTATACTCCAAAGCTAGATGTAGCTTTTCTCATAGGTAACCAACCACCATTATTACAAAATGAAAATGCTACCTAACCTAACTTATATAGATCACATGGTAAGGAAGCCTAATGGCATTTAACGGGTAATATGGTTACCTTATGTTCATACTATTGTATAGCTCCAATCTTAAGTAAACCTTCACAGATCCATTCAGAAATATCTGATATCTTGATTTCCTCTTCCTTTAAATCTAGATCAGAAATAACCTTTGCTAGAACTGTCTTGGAGCTAATCATTCTATTGTTTATCATAATTCTCTATAATCTTTGAGCTTCGCGAAAATTATAGAAGCTAGCGTGCGCTTATTTTCCCTTGAAGCTATAAATTGATATTTACTCTTGTTAGTTAACAGACAATTCTTCTTACACCAATAAAATCTGTACTTAAAATAGCCACTATGATCATTTAGTAAATATACAGGTTTACCTGTTTCCTTAGTAGCTTTCCAATCCCATCTCAAACTCTTACCTGAGAATTCTTTTGGTTGATGCTTTATTATCTATAAAGTACCTAGCCTGCAAGGTAATTTAAATTCTTTACAGTTCTACATTATTTCATCTCTAATATACTTAAAATAATCTGTTACTATTGCTTTATATGTCTTTAAATTAACATCATACTAGGTATTAGCATCAATTTGCTATTTATAATTAATATAAAAATCAGCAATAGTATAGCTTTTTCTGTTATATTTTACTCTTTCTCTCATTTGTTACTATATCTATTCTGAGTATCATCTTTAGAGTCATTAGTAACGTCACTAGGAGAAGCTACCATAACTCTCAATTCTTTCTCCAATATCATCTACACAATAGTAGGTATCATAGCTGCTGGTATAGGATATTCATCATCTGGATTATAACACGGTATATCCTTAGTAGGATCCTAAAGTATTACATCTATACTTATGTATTCTAGCTGATTAGAATCTCCTTCAACATATATTTTGTTATTCTTAACCCAAGCGATATAGTCTTTACATGTAGCTTTTCTATATTTTTGTAATTTAGCTTTAGTATAGCTACCTAACTATATTAGGTTACCAAACATATCACGTACAGCTATTACTCCTGGTTTATATCTAAAGTTGATTAAAGTAGGTAGTTCTTTTTCTCCAACGAATACAAATTTACCAGGAACAATTTGTACTCTATCTAAATGAATAGGTTCTAATGTAGTGACATACGCTTCATCAACATCATAACCCTTATCAATAGCCTACTTTATAAGCATTGCTCTGTAATATACAATCCATAATTCAATCTAATGTCTTGAAATATGTTCTGATTCTGCTATATTGTTATTACGAACAATCTATAAAATATTATCAATAATATTATTAAGACTCATTTTATTAAATATTAACGTTAATACAGAATAAAACGCATTTTAAAGCCCGTAGCTGCATTTTATATGCTCACCCTTACAATCCCTTTAAATAACTAATAGCTCTTCTTACACAGCCTTAAAATAAAAAAAGGTTGATCTTATTGACCAACCTTATTCATTGCATCTTTCATATCCTATGGTAACATCTCTTTCATAGGTTGAGGAACCATTTGATTTGCTTTCCTTATGATATTCTTTAATTCGTTTATTTCTTTTTGAAGCTCTGTTATTTTTGAATCTTCTTTGTCTGTATCATTGGTTACCTCTAACTTATCTAATAGCTATTGACACTTAGACATTTCTTCATCACACTTTGCTATAGCTTCTTTTCTCTATTTATAAGTATTATACTGACTGCGTACTATACTTATTATTTCCTATTTATTTGTAGATATAGTTAAACCTAAAGAGCTGTCTGTTATAGTTGATTTATTTTCAGGTATAGTAAACTTTTTAGATTCTCCATTACATTGAATAGTTATATCCACTAGTTTTTTACGCTATTGATTAGGCATAGGAAACTAACCAGGCGGTAATGGTTCTTCATACACATTGCTTACCTAAGTAACCTAACCTTCATTATATTCGGTTGTCTTCTTGAAAGTACCTATTACTTCTATTATATATACTTTATCACCTATATTTAATTGATTGAATAACATAAGCATAAGATTTTAAGGGCTCAATTAAGAGCCCTTAGTTATTATTAAGCTGCGGGAGTTGCAGGTGTAACAATATGATTTATTACTTGGAATATACCGTCACACTTATTATAATAAATCAAATATCTATTTCCAGTTAATATTTCATTATTAGTCATTTGTGTTCCAGAACCATTCAATAAAGCTTTAGCTCCAGTAGAAGTAATAACAGTAGCAGTATTGTCTATCATTCTATTATTAAACGCACACGGATCTAAAAATACTAAATCTGTAGCAGTAGCGGTACTAGCAGGAGTAGAAGTTACATGAAGTATAAATAATCCTTGACAAGGTAACTATCTCCATATTCTAGGACATAATCCGTACGTTACAGAAGTACTGGTTGTGTCTGTAGTAACATAGTTCGTCCTTAATACAGGAATACCATAATTATCTACAGTGCGTACTCTATTTCTATTAAAATAGTTTAAGAAAGGATAAAACATAATTACCTCCTTTCTTAGCATCCACAACCATAACCATAGTTGTCATTATACCCATAACTATATCCAAAGCCACCATTGCAGCCATAAGGATTATAAGTTAAATAAGCAGGAACCGGAATAGGTTTAAGCTAATTAACTATATTTGCTGTTTGAGCCTACTGTGAAGCAGACAAAGCTAATTGATTGTTTTCTTGACGAAGTGAATCAATCTTGTTCTGCATTTCACGCATTTCAAGCTGACAGAATTTATCATTAATAATTTGAGTTTGAGCATCAATCTTAGACCCTACAATGTTAAACTTAGTAGCATTGTCAGCCATTAAAGCGTTGAAACCAGAAGTAATTGCATTCTGTAATGTATTAGTCTAATTACATGTAGATAATTGACTTTCATAACCCATCTTAGTAATATTGTTATTTACATCAGCTATAGATGATCTAACATCGCAGCAGCAACTAGCTAACTGAGAAGCTAATGAAGCATTACCAGAAGTAATAGCATTGATTACTTCACAACTTGCAAGTTTAGTATCACAAGCTATCTGGCTTACACCTGTATTGATAGTATTCAAAGCAGTCTGAACAGAATTAATATCACAGTTCAAAGTAGTTGAAAGTGTGCTGATAGCATCTTTGTTACCATTGATTGCCTGCATCAACAGATTAGTATTAGCATCGGTATTCAATTCAGAAGCTAAAGCACCTGCATTACGGTTACCAAAACCAAAACCATTACCACCCCAACAGAAGAACAGTAATATGATCCAGATCCACCACCAGCCACCATTACCGCCCATGCCGTTATTGTTCATCATGGCAAGCAAAGCAGCGGGATCCATACTACCTTTATTAGCATTTTGCATTAAAGCAGCAAGACCAGCATCAATACCACGATCTTGCACAATAATTCTATCTTCTAACATAATTGATTTATTTTAAAATTGATTTTTATTAATATCTGATATAGCGAGTAGATCTATTGCCACGGCTATATTCATCATAAGGATTGTATTCTTTCTCGTTTTCACGATCATATCTATCATAATCTTCTGTATCTTCTTCACGATACAAAGGATATGATCTGTATACTCTCATACCACCTCTACTTCTACCACCTCTAGAACCACGTCTAAACATTCCGTAAGATTCTTCATTTACTTCATGTTTTTCAAGTTCTTCTTCGTAGCATTCCATTTCGGCTTCTCTAATCTTGTCACACATTACGTATTGATAATAATACCACATTTTACCTTCGTCAATGTCTTTGTCATTCAGCCAAGCTTTAGCAAATTCTACGTAATGTTTAACATTATTAGATCCGGTAATGTTGAGCAGTACTTTGTAATAATCAGAGTATACCATATTCAATGCTACATACCAATCGTAACGGTTGAATTTACCACTAAGTGATATACCATACTGACTAGCTAGAGCAGAAGTTTCCTCTAATGACCAATGTTGTCCACGAGTACCATCCTCATTTTCCATCTTCATTACAGCTTTACGAGCGTGTTCCTCATTGAAATGAGGTCCGTGTTCCATCTCATAAGCTTTTACACGAAATATTCTATGCATATTATTATTGATTAATAATTATTGAATATATTATTTACTTAGGTACTTCTACTATTCTTGTACCTGTTACTTTGATAAGTGGATTGGTATTAACTATTTGATATTCTTTTGTTTCTATTTTCTTCCAATCAAAGTGCCAGAATCTAACCCAGCTGTTTTTATAGAAATTCTTATACTCTTTCTTCTTGTATATAAGAATAGTCTATTGATTCTTTAAATCTATTTTGGCTGTAAGGATTGAGTCCTTTCTTCTAACTATGATAGTTGTTAATGGATTAAGCTTTAGTTCTTCTTCAAAGTCTATAGCTTCTTTTTTGATTACTGTCTTCACAGAATCTTTAATCTCAGTATTGATTACACTAGCGTCGGTTAGATTCTTGTCTTTGATTTTAAGTTCTTTCTGAGTCTATTTCAACTATAATAATAAACTATCATTACTATGGTTTAATTCTTCTATAGTAAGCTATAAAGTTCTATTATGTTCCTAATTATTAGATACTAAATCCTAGTAAGCTCTAACATTAGAAGTAGCTCTATTTAACTCTGCGTTTTTCTCCTATAACTAATTGTGCTAAATAAAAATAGTCGCAATAAGTAAACTGATTAAACCTACTGCGACTACTTTGAAATTCTTACTGCACCAATTAATTATGTTTAGTATTATTGGTATCATCTGAAAATTCTTTATCTAAACTGACATCTAAAATCTATTCCCCTTTTTTCTTAATTATTTTCTGTAGTATACCCCATATTTTCCAATTTGGATGAATCTTACCTAAATTCTCAAGTAATTGGAAAAACTCTACTAGAGCAATAGCACCTGCTACAAACTCTACAGCTGGTATTGATACAGACGTTATAATAAAAGTTTCAATAGTAAATGCTCCGCATATAGCTACTATAGAATCTCTTAGCTTATAAAATATTTTGGAATATAATCTTCTAGATTGTCCTATTACATTACGGTACTTACTCTATTTCTTATTAGCTTTACATTCGTATAATGAATCTACTATTATAATACCAGCTAAAGCTAATATTGGAACATATACTGGAGAATATAAAGACAATAGACCACCTATAGCACTTACTGTAACTTTTTCAGCACTGCTAAACATGTTCTTAAATATAGACATTGTTTGTTCTCCTATCTGATAATAATTCATAGCTAAAAGTCTGATAATGTAATCAAAAAAGTCCCAGCTGATTCATAAGGGGTTTAAAATCGGCAGGGACTCTGAAAATTGTTCGAGATTATAATTAATAAACGTTTACATTGTAAATAAGTTGCTATTACTCGATTAAACTTAGTTAAGACTAATAGCGGTTCTTACGAGCTTCTAGCATATTCAATCAACTAATGATACTTAATTGTCTTCTTTAGTAGATTGATACCATTACAATGTTTCATCCGACCAATATGACTACAGACTTGCTACCTATATTCACTATAAGTCATATGCTTAAGTTTATTCATAGCAGCAACTTTCTTACACATTTTGTGTTTAATATTCTTTCTAATCAGAGTATAATCGTGATAGATTTTATATCCTACAAAAGATATACTTCTATCTTCTACTCTGAATATCTGATAATTACTTTTAATTTCTAATTTAAGTGTGCCTAACTGCTCTCTTATTTCATCAAGTAATTGTCTTAGGTATTCTTTATCACTATGAAGTATTACCATATCATCTGCATATCTGAAGTAATACTTTACAGCTTTATCCTCTTTAAGCCAATGATCAAAGTATGACAAATAAAGATTGGCAAAGAACTAAGAAAGATAATTACCAATAGGAACTCCTTCTACAGAGTCTATAATACCATCTAATAATGCAAGTAGCTTATTATCTTTAATCTTCTTTCTAACTATCTACTTTAATATTTCATGGTCTATACTTGGATAAAACTTTCTTACATCTAACTTGAGACAATATACTGTATTCTATTTATCTTTCAATGCGCTTTGTACATCATATAATGCCTTATGAATTCCTCTCTTCTTAATACAACTATAAGTATTAGTAATAAATACAGAACGCCAAATTGGTTCTAATATATTCATAATAGCATGATGAACAATTCTATCAGGATAATAAGGTAATTTAAATATAAGTCTTTCTTTAGGTTCTCTAATTATAAATGTATCATACTTAGAGGTAGTATAAGTTTGATTTATCAGTGTACTTTGTAATCTAACCAATAAACTATCTTTATACTTGTCAAACTCCTTAATATCATTTCTATTACTCTTATTCTTTCTAGCTTTCTTATCAGCTAAACATAGATTGTCTATTGAAACAATCTTTTCAAATAAATTATTATATCTTTTCATCTGAAGCACCTAAGTGAGTCTTCACCGAAGTTACCAACACACTCGTTTAGGTTAGTTATCTTTTGCCAAGAGGCAAGGTCTCGTTCCTCAAAAATAATCTGAAAATCACTGATAGTTCTCTGATAATCGTGCTTCATTGTACTGACATTAGCATTCGCATTACTAAGGTCATTGTTAGAATTCAGATTGAATAAACCTGCATTGGAACTATTACTCGTGTTAGCCCCTATCTAACTTACTTGTTCAATCCAGAACGACAACCTATTTGTTAATAATTAAGGGATATATACCAGACGAGTACCGACAGCAGCATACGCAAGACCAAGGGCAGCGACAGAATACAGAAGGAAAAAACCCGCATGGGAACCATGACTCGCGTTAGCCCCCAACAGTAAAGTTCTGTCAGCTTCTACAGCATTCGTCCAATAATGATCACAGAAATACGTAGTAGAATTAGCTCCACCTTCCTAACAGAATAAGTCAGCAGCTGCATTGTTTGTAATGCGTTTAACCCATTGTCCGTTGGCAGTTAGAGTAGTTAAACCACTGTCTTCATATAACGATTTATCTATGCCAAAATTCTCTTTGTTGTTGGTGACGTATATCTTATTGTCTGTTCCTGTTACAACAATATCACAACAGTTCTTCCATACATGACCAAATGGATTCTCAATACCTCTATATCTATTAGCGTATTGACTGGCTTGTGTTTCAGTACCTTCTGTATCTGTATTAACGTATGAATACTGTACTTGACCAGAACTATTACCTAATGAATTAGTAGTACCTGTAGGTACAAAAGCCCATCTATCAGCGCCGTTTTCTTTCTTAGTTCCATTAGTAATACCATTACCAAGCCCACCCTGATGATAACCTTCTTCAGTTAATACTGCATTAACTGCTTTCTAACTATTAAGGGTAGCATATTCTACTACATAACACCAAGTAATAAACTTATGTATCTCATAAGTATAGATAGCATAACTGTTACTTCTATCATTACGAGCTTGTGTCAAGAAAGTAGTTCTATTAGTATTTACAGTAGGTACTTGATTTCTAATTGAGTATAAAGTACTGCCGTCCCTATAAGCTTCATATGCAGAGCAATACTTCTTACTAAACTTAGTATATCCTTCTAAAGGATATAAAGACATTCTGATTTCCCAATCATAGTCTCCGTGTACTACTACAGTATAGTATGCATCAGGTAATTCAACCATATCATTACCATCTTCAATGCCATTAGTTACTTCAGAACCATCTTCGTAATGATCCCAATCTGTAGCATTAAAGTATTTAATAGTACCATCAGAAGTAAGTCTACAGCCTTTGAATAATGATTGTACTGGTAGGTCTTTATGCATTTGCATATTACCAGTTCTTACTCCATCAGGACTACTACCTGTAAAACGTACTCCATACCATAAGTCACCAGCTGAATAAATTTGGGATCCGTTCAACCACATCTCTTGAACGGATTTCCCATTAGCAGCAACTTCTTGGAATGTTAAATTATTTAAACCAACTTGTCCCATAATTAAGCAGCTGAAAGTTTAATATATAATATACCAGGAGTCTAACTACCTACTTCAGGTATTTCATCTACTATTTTAATCTGAGTAACATCTGTAGAAGTTACTTTATTAGCTACAGCAGTATTTATCTTATTATTTGCTTCACTTTTAGTATATACATCAGACTTATTTGCTTTAGTACCTAATTGATTAGTTATAGTAGTAGCAAAGTTAGGATCGTCACCTAATGCAGCCGCTATTTCATCTAAAGTATTCAGAGTTTCAGGAGCAGAAGCAACTAATCTAGCACATTCAGCTTGTGCTATTTCGATAGCTTTAGCATCTGTTTCTAATTTAGTATAAGCATCAGTAATACCATAACCTGCCAATGTAGTAGACTTATTTGCTTTACCGTTTAGGTCATTGGTTAACTTCTGTTCAGCTTGTTTAGCTCTATTTACCTCATCTGCAATTTCCTATTTCAGTTTCTTTATTTCTACACTCTAATCAGTATTAGTAAAGTAATTAACCGGTAACCAGTCATTGCCTGTATAACTTTTAATTACATTACCATTAGCATCAGTAGATAAGTCAATCCAATAAGTTACTTCCATAGGATTGGGAGCATAAAAAGATGCTACGAAGTTAGGGTTCTCTTGTTTTATCATAAGTTTTATTAAATTAAAGTTATAAAATATTTAGCAATAGACCCCAATACAATAGATGAAATTCCAATTGCTAAGTCTTTTTTATTCCATTTACCATTATAGTAATGACATCTATCACTATTCTCTTTAACAAATAACATTAGCAATGATGTACTACTATTAAGTAATAATGCAGTAGTGAAATATACTACTGCACCAAATATATTATTCTTTATAGAATTCTTCATTATACCACATTTGTAAATTTAATAGTACCTGCAAAGTTAGCTACTTCTTCCATATTTAAGAAGTCTAATTTAACTGCACCAGATACATTATAGGTCTATATCAGGTTCTTGCTGCTTAGAACACATCATATTGTTCTTTACCCAAGATATTTCATATTCAGTAAGAGTACGATTAAAAATAAGAATATTACCGTGACAGCCGATAAAAGCAGAACGTTCAGAAGGACGTAATTTCCCAATATACAACTCTGCATTATCTTTACCATTAACAATGTAATCAAGTTTCACTATTCCATTATATGAATTTGTTATTTGATAAGTTATACCGTCTTTAAATTGCTCTACATTGTTCGTACGACCAAAACTATAAGTTGTATCTTTATTATATTCATTATAAAATTCAAATCCAAAAGCTCCAGTTCCACTCGTAGTAATTTTAGACAAGAAACAAGCTCTAATTTGTCTCTCAAACCACGTCCTCTCCGCCATCACTGTGTAATCCGTTAATATAGGCATATCATAAGCAACAGCATAGGATTTACCATCATAGCAAAGCTGATTAGGATAATCAGGAATTAATTCTACGTCAATTTCAATATCTTTATTAGTACTAAAATCATAATAAATATTTGGTTCTTTTTGATTGTTAAATATTTCTTCACTTATAATAGGAACATCTACAACAGAACCATTATTTATAATAGCCGAAAAACATTGAGTAGTAGTTAAATTACCATCAGTAGAAACAACGCTAAATTTAATATCATTTATTTCTTTATTAAAATTAAACTTAAGTTTATAAGGCTTATTATAATAATTAGCTTTTTGAATACCAATAGTAAAACCAAAATAATTATTAGGATTCTTTTTAACAATATGAAGTTTGTTATGAGCTTTTGTACTTATATTATGAATAGCAGAACCAAAAATCCATTTTGTAAAGTCTTGAGCATAAATGCCAACACCACTATTCAATCTACCTTTAAAACTATACAAATATGCGTGGTTGTCGTTGCCGCTAAAGTCTTTTAGGATTGATGTAGGGAGCTGCTCAATAGTAGCTTCTTCTGTTACTGTTTGAAGATTACAATAAAAACCAAAATTCTTTTGAGCTTTAATGCTGGCAGGTAAATGATAGATACCACTTCTATTAATAGTAATAATACCCGTTGTACCATCTTCCTTGTTATAATGGTATCTTATAACAGCACTACCTGTATATTTAATATCAAATTCAGCAATAGAACTTCCAAAACCTTTATAAGCGACATTATATTTTAGTTCTGTACCAGCAGCAATAACTATTTTCTTTTGAGTAGAAGTAACTCCTGTGCTTTCAATTCTTCATTTAGTAAAATCGTCGGCATAACTTTCAATAACATCGAAATTCGTCATACGCTGTTTACAGTATGGAGAATACCAAGCTACTATACTTTCCTTAAACCAATCTGGTTGTTCGGGTTCAGGTGGCGTAGGTGTACCAGGTACATACCATTCACCTAATACTACAGCGCCTATATTAGTATATTGACTAATGCGTATATGTTTACCTTTGAATAAACCAAAATCAACCTAATTAGTATCCTATACTACATTTAATGTAGGAGTTGAAGTAAGACTTTGAGTTAGATCATTTATAATAAGCTATCCAGTAATGTTAGCAGGTTCAATATAGGAATCTCCCTTCTCTATATGATACAGTTGAGGAAATACAAAGTATGCCTAAGGATTTATAAATAAAGGCTGATATAGGATCGTTTTCATAGTGCTAGTACCTGTTTACGTAATCTCCCTTCTCTATATGATACGTGTACCCAAGAGAAGTTTGATTCATTAATTAACTGATCAAATGGAAGATTATCTTTAATATAGTTGAATAATTTCTCATTCTCTGTCTTACTACCTACAGTAATATCAGCTGCTTCGCCGTATAGGTGCTAACTCTTCTTAGCTTTACTACCTACAGCCTTATTTAAAGCCTCACAGCGATACCCTGAGTTAACTTTGATAGGTTTACCATACCATTCCCTTAAAGGGTCTAAAACAGCCTCTATTAGCTTCTATAGCTTTAATACCCCTTCCTCTGAAGGAGTATTGTCTATACCGTTAGCTTTTGCTGTAGATGACTTTGTCATTTCCTCAATTGTAAAATATTTCATTATTTCTATTGTTTACTGTGTAATATAAAATACTGATACTAGATAAAGTTCATGTGTTTGTGAGACAGTTAGTAAATAGTTTCCAGCTTGTGCATTTAAATTTTCATCAGGAAAAACCCATTGTGAATTATTGTTTTTAGAATTACCTTCTGAATGAATCATTCTGAATTCTAAATTTGTTTGTGTAATTACATCTATTGGAGTAGTGTCATAATAAGATTTTGTCCATACATCTTTAGGATTAAGTACTACTGTATCATCATTTATCTGTATAGTTTTAGATGCAACGCTACCATTTATTATTACAATGCACCTTTTATTTCCCAATGGAAAGTCATATGAGAAATGGGGGGGGGTTGGCAGATTAGCAACAAACTCAGCTTTTGTCATACATTCATTGTTAGGTACAACACTGAATCCTTCTGCATAAGCTTCTGCTTTTGTAATTAATTCGTTTGTGGATTCCATATTAACTATTAAATTAAAAAGGATTTGCGTCTTGTGACAAATATATATATGTAGTTTTACCCATAGCAGTTACAGCTACTGTGCAAGTTCTCATCATGTTTGTCTAATTATCATATAAAGGTCTTACACGTAGTATTCCTCTATCTAACTACAACATTTCAAAGTATTGTGACTATCCTGTAATTTTAGTAACGTACTTACCAGTATAATCTTGAATATTTTGGTGTATAGCGAACTAATTAAGCAGTATAGTAGTACCATATCTCAATTGAATATCTCTCTATGTAGTACTATTGTGTAACCAATTTTCGGCTAACGAATCTGCCGTTAATTCTTCTCTTTCAGAGAAGTTTAACGTAATAGAACTATAGTCATCTAATTCATTAGAATCTGTAGTACAAGCATGAGTAAGTTTGCTATTTATCTCTGCCTTAGAAGGACATTCTTTCATAGTTGTAGTAGGATAACTTACATATTGTCTATATTGAGATGGTACTCTATCATAAATATTTGTCCAACTCTACATTTCTGTAGCAGTCTTAGGTTCAATTTGAATAGCCTTATTTTCCATTCTTCAACTCCTCTATTTGTTTCTTTAAATCTTCTACTTCCTACTTAAGTAACTTAATGCCTTCAATAGCTACTACTCCTAACATACAGTAATTTACAGACTTCATACCATCACTATCAGTATTAACTACTTCTGCAAAGTTATTCTCTAAATCCTATGCAATAGTACCTATTTGATGTTTAGCATGCATATTGAACTCTACAGTAGGTATTTCACATATTTGATCTAACGTATGCTTTAAAGGAGCTATATCAGACTTTAATCTAATGTCAGATTCTGTAAAGAAGCCTGAAGCATGTACAGCACCATATGCCCCATTTGCACCAGCTTGACCATTACCTACATATACTGCTTTAGCTGAAGTTACAGCATTATATCTAGATCTATAGTTAATCCATACGTAATTTCCAATACTATTGCTTGCAAAATTAAATTCATTATCATGTACTATTTGTAGATTCTTAACTTCTTCGAATAGATCATTTTCAACATATGTAAAGAAATATTTTATATCTCCTTGCGTATCTTTTATAGAATACGTATTATACCCATCTAATACTTCAGAGGAATGTGCAGTCATTTTTAAATCTGCAAAGTCACTAGTATAAAAATAATTAGCTCCACCTCTTAAATATATATAGAATGTGGAAGTCTATACAGTTTGGAACATTTCTCCAACTGCTGTTTCTCCTCCCCATTCTCCATCATAATTATTTAATTTATTTTTAGCATTAGCATATTGACCCCAACCACTTCCAATAATTGACATATCAACATGCAATACAAAACCTCCACTATTTGTAGCCCAAGATGGTTTAGGGCTTATTCCCGCAGAATCATTATTAAGGCTATTCCAAATTATTAAGTTACAAGGAGGCACAATGGCATTTGGGTCTGCTCTAAATGATACAGGATACCAATGGTTTTCATCAAATCCTTCTCCTACCAAAGATACCATTTTACGTCTATCTCTATCTTTAGATAGAACATACATGTCATTTACATTTTCTACAACAAATAAATTACTGTCAGTATTATTACTATCAATTACAGTTACTCTTCTACAAACTCTCTGATTACCATCTGAAATATAATAGTTATAAATAAAGTGTAGTTCATATTGAGTGCTATCTAAATTCTTCCAAGTATTTACTCCTGATAACTGTATACAGTTAGTATCTGGAGTATCTTTAACATGAAAAAAATATCTAGTATGTGTTTTTATTATATCGTCAACTATAGCTCTAAAATTAACAGATCCACCAAAAACTGAACTTATATCACTAGAAGCTGCATCTTTTTCATGATTTACAATATTAATAATATCTCTAATATCTTGTAATTCTATTATATTTATATCAGAGCTACTAGATCCTCCACTCACTTCTTTATAAGTACCATTGTCAGATAAGTATTTAGTACCATTACCATTAGTAATTATTTTATCTATTTTGGTCTTATCTGAAGGAAGAATAATACCAGCTGTACTATCAGTTGCAGGATTAAATGTTAACAGAATTGAATCCGTATTAGCCTAGTCTTTAAGATCTTGTTGTGTTAAACTAAGTGATATCCTGTCATTTTTATGCGATAACCTTCCTTCAGTAACTACAAGATTAGGCATATTTTCTATTGTCTACTTTAAAGCATTACCGTCAGAAGCATTAAACTTACTATTCAAAGCATTCTGTGTAGCACTAGATATAGGTTTATTAGCATCAGAAGTATTATCTACTTCACTTAATCCTACTTGAGCTTTATTAACTTCATGAGGATTAGACTTATTATTAATATGTGTTTCTAAATTAGTCTATACAGCATCAATATCAGAAGTAATACCAGCTTGATCTTTTAATTCATCCAGTTTAGTTTTATCTGATGATGACATTAAACCTGCTTGAGATGTAGTAGCTGAAGTAATAGTAAGAGTATTTCTACCTACTTGCTATGCTTCTTGTCTATAAGTAGTAAAATTTAAAACTGCTTCAGTAGTAGATTGATTTACATTTACTGTATCAGTAATTAGTTTATCAGGTATTCTATTCAATTTATCTGTAGTAGCTTTACCCTTATCTCCAGGATATGCAGTAGAACTAGTTTCACCTAATGCTAATGATTTAGATATCTCAACATAAGCAGTACCTGACCATCTATAAGTTAAATTAGTATCTTGTACTATATATATCTTACCAGATTCACCAGTACCAGGCAAATTACTAAAAGTATCAACTTCTATTACATCATCTACATAGGACGGTAATTGAGCAGATGGAATAATACCACTTTCATTCAAAGAAGCTAAACCATTTGGAGCTCCTTTACTATCTATAAATTCTTGTACTTTGTTATTAAGTTCAGATGTATCACCTATAAGAATCCAACTACTTTCTTTAGTATAGTCAGCACCAGGTGATAATTGATATACTTTACCAGGTCTATCTTTACAGGAAACTAACATACAGTCATATTTCCATATACCTCCCTATTCATCTGTCCAGGTCTCTGGTTTTACTAGATCTGCATATGAATTAACTAACGATCTAGCTTCGAGAGGGGCATCTTTCTTTACTTCAAGATTACCACTAAAATTAAACGTTCCTCTATCTCTCATAATTAAGCAAATGTTATTTTAAATGAAGATGAACCGTTAGTTCCATCATTACGAGTATATACTTTATATTGTACATCAGTGCCTTGTACATTTATAGTTTCAGTAGTAACAGAGAATCTACTAACACTATAGTCTTCATACTTACCACTAAGTGTATTCAACAGCGTAATCTTAGTTACATTGAACTTAGCTGGTATCTTAAATGCGTGTTTATTGCTTGCTGTTTCAGCTACAAATGTAACATCTAATGTTTTATTAGTAGTCAATGCCAATTTAGAAAATGCAGTAATATTATCCTTATTAGTATAGTAAGGATATACTCCTGTAACATTCAATGTTTTGGAATTAGAAGGAGTTGAGCTAGTCTTAGTAATAGTATCTTTAGCTACTGATTTGTGTTCTTCACTAGTCTTACCTAAGTTACTACATGCATAATATACAGGCATAGAAGCAAATGTAGCATTAGCTGTAGGCCCAGTTATATCTACTTTTACTGTATTAGTACCTTCAATAGCTTTAAATGTCTTGCTATCTAAAGTAACCTAAGCAGGATTAGTATTAGCAGTAGCATTCTCTACACTACCATTAGTAGTACGCTTCATAGTATAATTAACTGAATTTAGAGCAGCGTTACTAGCATTAACTGTTATAGTAGTATTAGAAGAATCCTTAGTATTATCATTAGTAGAACTATAACCATAAGTAAATCCACTGTATGTTCTAGCTGTAGTAGACATAGTAGCAACAGATAGAGTAGTCTTTCCAATAGTAACAGTAGCACCTACTTCTACTAAGTTTGTACTACTTAATGTGAATGAAGGAGCTGCAATGGCTGCACTAACCGTACCTTCTTTGAATACAAGATTAGTAGGCCATAATTCTTTGGTAAATAAAGATATAAATAAGTCCTGCATGCTAGTATCTGAGCTGATACTATTAATACCTGCTTTATTAAGTAAATCAGCTAATGGGCCACCTGCAACAAGTATTTCATCTGTAGTCTTTACTGTTTCAGTAGTATCTGCTACAATAAGCTTATAAGTACCATCATCAGATAGATACTTAGTACCATCTCCATTAATAACTATTCTACTTACTATATCAGCTAATGCCTTTCCTTTACCACCGTCATAAGCAGTACCAGTTGTTTCTCCAAGAAATAGTCTTTCAGACATTACTACCATATCATTACCATCCCAAAGATGTATGATATTAGTTCTGTTATACTCATCTAAACCTACTAATACATATACTTTAGATGTAAGTGGGTCTAACATATCCCACTTATTAAAACTTCTAACGTATAGTTTCTTATTTTCTTTGCAGTAGTAAATATCTCCTTCTTTAGCTTGATATAACAGTAAGTCCATTTCTGATACTGTATCTACAAACTTCTATATTTTTATCAAAGCCTGTAGTTCTACAGCACTATCAGATATATCCCTTATATAATCTATTAAGGACTATATACTTAACTTACCATTATGAATGCCATCTTGAAAAGGAATTATTTCTTTACCATTGAGATCTTTCCTTTCGACTAACTGACTTATTCTAATTCCTTTTGTAATCATATTACTTATTCTGTTTTTAATGCATTAATAGCATCTATAATTGCAGGTTTACAGTACTGATTTACAAACTGCATAAGAGTTTGTATTTCTTCTTCTGTATATTCTGTTTCCCCTTCAGAATTATAAATCTTTAAAGCTAATGCATGAGCCTTAATACCACTACCTGCTTCGTAAATCAATTCACCTAATTGTTGTCTAGCATCCAAACAGATCTTGTTTGTCTTTTGAATGTCTGTGTATGTTTCTAGTTGTGCAAAGTTTATTTTCATATTAATTAAATTTAAAACTTTTTAACATAGCATAATATTTTCTTTCAGTCAAAGTAAAAGGTTCGTGAATTATAAGTATTGTAACAATATCTCCTTGATTTATAGTAACATAATCTATTTTTTTTCCATTTGAATTATATAGCTATGGAAATTCTGTACTTCCAAAATCAGTAGCTTTTCCATGTCTTCCATATACTCTAGTTTCAGTAATACCTATATCTGCTACAAAAGTGATTTCAGCACAGAATGCTGATCCTTCAGTTATACCTAATCTACTAGTTACATTACGTTTAGATGGTAAGTTGACAAATGAACCTGTAGTACCAGCTGTTCTTAATATGACTACTTCACTATCGAAGTTTATTTCATATGTAGTGTTATTGGCTGTATAACTTTTGACATCGTAATCAAATCCTTGTACTAAACCATTCATAACAACATCTCCATTACCACCTATAGCTATATTAGATATATCACTTCCGTATACATCAAAAATAAGACCAAAGTTTGGTAGTTTACGGTCAATACTAGAATTAGTTTTTGTTATAATACCTAATCTATTAGTTCCTAGTGTAGATATATGACCTACAGCAAACATACTACCTTCTTTTTTAAATAGAATAGAATTTCTATCTAAGTATAAGCCATCTCCTGTACTAGAATCTTTATTTTCTAAATAAGTACTACCTATATTAAAACCTCCTATTTGACCCTTAGTGGAATACAAGGCTCCTGATTGAGTTACTCTAAATGGAGCACTGCTTCTATTTTCTTCATCAGAACCAGCCCATATACGAATAGAATTAGAATCACTACCTCCTTCACCAGTAATACCAGCTACCACTCTAAATCCATTAGGTGTATTATCAACCTAATAACCAACTCTTAATGAGTTACCAGTAATAAAGTCTAATTTAGCATTCTTAGCTATAATCAAATCAGTATAAATACTACCTACATTCTATGCTAGTTCTTCCCAATATTCAACTCCACCATCTGTACCAGGAGCATTATCATTAGTAGATATGTGAGGTGCCTTTGTATAAATACATTTATATACTTTATATCCAGTAGTAGTAGCTAAATCTTTAACTAATACTATATCTAAGTATCTTAGTTCTGATACAGATTGCGGTACATCCTAATCATTTCTATATTCTACTCCAGGTTTCCATTCAGATCTACGTACTATCATACCAGCTCCTGGATCACCCTTAGATACCTACATTAACCAATCAGGATTATCTTCACTAGGTTTAGTGTCAGAACCATTAGGATTAACGCATAACCATAAGTAACCTAATACGCTCACTCTATCATAATAGTCATAATGAGTATCTGGTTCCCAAGGTCCTCTATCGTTAGCATACTTTATTTCTTCTCCGTTTGGTTTTACTTGAGTAATCTTACCAGTAAAATATACTGAGTTTAGGTATGCTGAATAACCAGTCATTTCGTATCCAAATATATTGAGATTACTTAAATCACCAAACTGCATAGCTATATTAATAGCTTTCTAATCCCAAGTATTTTGTTTTACTAAGTAACGAGTATAAGTACGAGTTGAGTAGCAAGATGTCTGACGATCTACATTAGTTTTATTACCATATGCTACAAAGTTCATTTGAGCACATGGGTGAAACGTCATATTCCAATAATCATCTACTGGTCTAAGCCTGTAACCAAATTTCTTATTTTGTACATCTAGTATGTTAGTAACTTCAAAGTAAACAGTATAGAATCCGGCAAACTTTCTATTACCTCTACCATCATCTTCATCATTCTCAGCATTTTCGTCTGTCTTTTCTGAATGATATATGCCCATGCATAAGTCACCCATTGATACAGCTCCGTATTCGCCTTCTTCTAGTTTCAGTGTAATGACGCCTGTCCGTTCATCTGTTTGTTCTACACTTTCTATTACACCTGCACCAGGAGCATTCCACTTATCTCCTAATTGAATCTCTACACGATTATATCTTAATTCGGGTACTTCAAGAAATCTACGTAAAGTAAGACTATCAAACTCAGCATGACCGTACTTATCAATCTTACCACCAAAACCAGTAAGACCTGATGCAAAACCTTCTTGACCAAATATTGCGGATTCTTTAAACCATACTTCGTAAGCAGTAGAATCAGGCTTGATTTTACTTAAGAATACATCATCATATATTTCTGTATTCAAGTTCTTATTAGTCCACTTCTATAATTCACTATCCCACGCTAATGCATTATCATTACGTAAGTTACTAATAGTCACATCTTGTAAATCAACTAATTTACCAAGTAAGCCGGTTACTACTTTATTAGCAGCTATATTTGACCATCTTTTACCATCGTACTGAAGTAAGTCTAATTTAGCAGCGTCTACTATATTAGTATCTTTCATCTACTCAATACGGTTCTGTAGATTTATCTAAGTTTGTAAATCACCTAAATTACTACGTAATTGCTCTATATCAGCTGTATTAGCTGATATATTATCATTAGACTTATCCAAGTCTATATCTTTAGCATACGTTACTAAACTATCTGATATAGTCTTAATAGAGGTAGTATTTTTCTGTACTTGTTCTTCTAATGGAGTCATTTTTCACAAATTAAAAGTTCATCATAGAATGTCTTTATACCTAAGTCTACTCCTAAACTCTATTCTAACAATATAGCTTTATCATCAGTTTCAGAAGTATCTTTCCATATTTCATCCAAAGGATGTACTAGCTTGCTTATCAATGCTCTAAGACAATCAATCTATTCATCTGTAAGTTTTAAATCACTTTCTAATAGACGAGCAATATGATTAGCGCATATCCATTTACGTATGCACGGTATACCTTGATTTGAGTTATACTTAACTTTTAAGTTGTACTCTTTACCTATTCTATATATATCATCTATTAGCATAATGAACAAACTCCGTTTCTACAAGTTTTATTACAAGCAAAGCAATCGTGGTTATTGTAGAATGTAGTTTTAGTATCTAAACATATATTTAGCATTCTAGCTATATCTGTACAATACTGTACTGCATCGTCTATTAAGTTATTATTGATAGCGTAACTTAACAGATCTTGTTTCAATAAAAACAATATCATTCTATCTATTTGCTGATCATCTAAACAAGTACTACAGTTCTTACATAGTAATTCTACTTCTTTATAATATATATCAGCTTGATTGAAAAAGAATTGACTTGAATTATCTATAGTAGCAATAAACGCACTCATACACATATTTTCTAATTTATTAGAATCTATTACTATAGATAATCTCTATTCGTCAATCTTTACATCAGAGCTATAGTCTGTACCTAATACTAATAATCTATATGAATGCTTATCAGGATTTACTGAACTCCTGTTAGAATAGTTATTCAGTGTGTCTATGTATAAATACAAATTAGAATCTACTGAATCAGGTATCTTTGTATCTAATTCTACTACTATGTTATCTTTTACTATTGTTATACCAGTTATCTTCATATTAATACTTTTAAATAAAAAAGGCTACAGGACTATTTAGCCCTATAGCCCTTGTCAGCACACTGAAACACTATTTTTATTATGCTACAGTTTCACCTTTGATAAATGACTGAATACCTTTATCAACGATACTACCTACCATGCTAGGACAGTATACTTCCGTAGTCAACGGAGTAGTCTTAATATACTGATTATCATTGCTAAGATACAGATTGTCATTTTCAATTACTGCACAATCGTATTTAGTACCCTCTACTACTTTACGAGCTTGTTCTACTTCAGGATATGCACCAGTAAATACATGACCTTTATAGCCCATGTAACGTACTTCTGCATCACGAACCTGTTTCCAGAAACCTCTACCCGGATTACCAGGAGTCTTAACAATAGTAGCACTAACTACAGCTTCAGGCTGATTAGCAAGCAATGCACCAGGAACAGTATGATACAGAGATACTTCCATATCTACTACTGAGTATTCATTCAATGAATAAACGCCTTCGTTATCATCCTTAACCATTGCAGTTAAAGTAAGAACGGCAGCGTTATTCTGAGCCTGAATACGACGATTCTTATGAGCATTAATCTTCTTTACAAAAGCTTCTGCCAGTTTCTGTGCTTCATTTGATTCAGCGTATACTTCATAAGTATGAGTAAACTGGAAGTTATTAGCTTCAATATCCTTATACAGAACACGAAGTACATATCTATGACCAGCTACTACAGTAGCATTAGTTAAAGTAACTACTACTTTATCCTGAGTAGGTTCTACATTGGCACCAATTACAGCAGACGGTTTAGAGCTCTTTTGAATTTCATTAGAAAATTCAATATTGGCTTTCTAAGCAACCGTACCGTTAGGCATAGTAACATTAATTTTCGGACCTGCTACACCAACATAAAGCGAACTAGCTTTAGCAGCTTCAGCAGCAGTTTTAAGAATAACTCTATTCTGATCAAACAAAGCTACTTCACCAGCATTCAAAGCATCAGCAGTAGTATAGCTAGCAGGGCATTTAGTACCGATAAGTACGGTATGAACTGAAGTTATCATATAAAATTATTTATTTTAAATTAGACATATTAAGCGCTTCTGTCTATTTTCGCTTACTTTCTACTTTCCTAACTTGTTTAAAAGTTTAATTTCCACGTCAATAAGCGCTTTCTGTTAATGTTATTCCATTGAATTTACTTCATTAGAATATACATTATAATTTGGTAAAGTAGCCAGTATTAACTAAACTGCCAATTTAACTACTTCCATATGAGTATGACTAGGTAAATCTGTATACTCATCAGTAGGATTAGTTTTAAGGTCTACCTTACTTGGTTTTTTTAAGTACTCTATAGTATATTCAGACACTTTATACTAACCATCTGTGTACAAAGTAATTGTATTATCCTATATCAGTCTTATTGGTTTAGCTTTAGTGTACTTTAGATGATACTCTGATAAGGAATTTTCTTTAATTCTATCTACTGTTTCAATAGTACCTTCTATAGTATCACTATACTTTATTTTGTAGTTACCTTGAGCATCCATCTCCCAGCAATTATTTATTACTCCATCTGCTGGAGCTATACCTGCTGTATCTCCTAATAATATAACATAATCATCAGGCAAGGTAACTGTATATTCCTCTTGGTTTACTTTAGAAATATCTATATCTTTGTAAGTGTGCTTAGTAACTAGAGTACGTAAATCATCAGTACGTTTCTGATCCTATTCAAATCCTCTTTGTTTAAAATTCAAACCAGAATACCTAGTTTTCCAAAATTTATCAATAGCTTCATTAATGAACGATATTATAGTATCAGATGGTAATTTGCCAGCTAAAGATAATTCAGGATTGATTAACTGTAATCGTCTCTCTACTTCTATTTGTAATTCTCTAGGGCTCATTATTCATTTAAGCTATCAAGTTGTACTTTAGTTTGTATTCTCTAAGACTCTATAGTCTCTAGAGCAATTTCTACAGCTCTATCTATTACTTCATTGAGTACATAATCAGGTACTTCTGTAATATCCTTATTATAGTCTTTATAACTAATAGTTTCAGGATATTTAATATAAGTAATATCCGCTGTATATTGTTCAGAAGACATACGTATAGGATCTATATAGATCTTTAAAGTGTTGTCTTCTAATACAGCTATAGGAGTTTCAATCCAAGGTATATTGTTATATGTTTGTAAGAACCCTTTAGCTTTTTCATGATCTGTTAATGAACATATTGCTGCTTCATCATTAAAGTGAAGTACACAATCTACATAGAACATTCTTTTAAGCTATTCTCCATCATTAAAGAAATTAGATAAAGTAAGCACATTAGAATGTGAGTATGGATATACTAATGATAATGCTGTATCTGTCTTAATTAGTTTCTATAGATCAGCAATACGTTTAACTGCACCTTCAAATCCTACTTTTAAAGTATTATTACCAGTGTACTTATTACATATTACTTCTATGTATGCCTAATTAAGAAATAGATCTATTTCTTCGGGTAGGAATGCAGGGCAGCCACCAAAAGCAACTGCCTCTGAATTCTTATCCATGAGAACTTTAAATGCCTTATGTAAATCAGATATTTTCATTATTTAGATTTAATTTCTCCCATAATGGCAAGCTTAATGTCTTGATTCTTCTTATTATTTAAATAAGCAATTACATCATCTATACCATTACCAATCAGATCTGTACCAAAGAAGTATTGAGTTCTATTCTTACGAATAATATTTTTAGCAATAGCTTCTTCAATAACAAAAGTAATTTCTTTATTTGGGTTCTCTACCCATTTCATTATAAACTTATCAGGTGCAGCTTCAATCTGTTCACTTAGCTTAGCTTCAACCATTTCATTAGACAATGTATCAGATTTGATACCATATAGTCTAAGACACTTACGCATATCTTCAACAGACATCTTATCCATTTCTCTATATGCTTCACGTTTGATTTTGTTAATCTTGTTAACTTCTTTAGCTTCGCTATCTTTATTGATAATAACATAATCAGTAGAAGATGTAACATTATTCAACCCATCTGCTACTCTCTTATGCTTTTTCAAGAACAAATATTTAAGCTCATCTTCAGGTCTGTCTGTATTCAGAATTAGATCTTTCCTACCAATTTTAATAGCGAATGTATCCCAAAATTTGCTGCCAGGTGAAAGCTATCCTTCTGCATAACCAATTTCTTTTTCTAATCTGGCTGCATCTTCAGCATTTAAGCCAGTATATAAATTACCAGAACGTGTCCAGTATGAACTGATATAGTCATAACATGTAGACCATTTAGTAATACCAGTCCAAGGGTTTGTTTTAATTATTCTAACGATTACTTCCATAATATAAATATTAGATTATCAAGTTAGTATAAGGGGAGCCCGAAGGCTCCCATATATCCAAGAAGATTTATAAATTAATCCTCTGCTTCCATGATCAGTTCCCCACACGCACGCGGATCCCTTAACATTATTCCCATTTCTCCAAGGAAGAATACCGTATAGCCATCCTTACCATTAGATCTCAGCGTATTCTTAGAGTTAGCATAACCAGACGGAGCTACAGCACCACCAGTATACCAAGTTACGAATTCACGATCTTTACGAACTACTTTAACAATGTTAGCTTCACCATCACGACGACCCAGATCCAGGAATGTCATACGATATGACTCCAGAGGTTTCAGAGTAACCGGATGCAACTGACGATTATAAGTAGTATCATCATACAACGGGAAATACTTCAAAGTAAGCTCAATACCATTAGTCATCTGATAAGTCTTGAACTGACCACCAAATTTCAGGTTATCACCAGAACCAGTTACAAATACAGTATCCATGAGGTTCATAGTAGCTACTTTTTCCTTCAAAATACGGTCAAATTCACGCATACCCATTTCACCAGTCAAAGCAACAAACTTACGTTCGTTAGTACCAAGTACATTATAAGACAGGTCAAACAAGAAATCTTCCAGCAACTCGGCTGTCAATCTAGTATACATACGCTTGTTAGACGGAGCAATCTGTTCCAGCAAACCAGCACCGATAAATACCGGACGACCGTTAGTACCCTTCAAGTTACAAGAACCATCTTTATTTACATTAGATTTCATGTAAACAAGCATACGTTCACATCTCTTATACCACTCGCGCAGAGCTAACCATTCCTGATAATCAGCCCACAGATAAGATTTCTTACCAGTCTTAGGATCTTGCAAAGCAATAGCCATTACTGTAGAGTAAGCAGAACCTGTAATATCGTAGTTAATACGAATAGTAGTCAGGTAGTTACGCATCTTAAAGTGAGTACTATAGTTCAGGATATCACCTTCTTCACTGTATTCTTCAACAGCAGAAGCAAGACGAGATACTTGAGAACCAGCTTTCAAATATTTAGCAGGTACATATGAAGCAGGATTACCATCTGCAATAAAGCAAGTATAAACCCACAAGTTACCATCCTGATACGGAGCACCGGCAACACGCAACTGATAATCTTTGTTATCCAGTTCAAGAACTGCTGTAGGACCAAACCAGTTTTCTTCTAACCACAGATAAATAGGAGTATTACCTGAACCAGCTGTAGTATTGTCATTGATAGCAGCACCATTCCATTTAGCATCTCTAATAGTAATAGCTCTATCTGTATCAATCATTACATTCCACTCCCAGTTCGGCTGATCAATAGTCATTACATTACCAAGACCGCCAGTCAGCATGTCAAGGGAAGTATTGTAACCATTATCTTTAGTTCCAAATACATAAGATAACACGGTAGCAACCTGATACGGATTCTATTGCGAAGCTGCTGAAATCTTGTTAGTATCAATCAGGTCAGAAAAACGCTTACCTTTGTACAGAACCAAGTTATTAAGAATATTATTATCCATAAAATATTAGTAAATTATAATTTAGTTGTTATTTAATCTACACGCAATTGTCGTGCAAAAGAATCCCACATAGACTCAGTGCTAGTGTTATCCTGTCTTCTAGTCTTTCTACTTACTCCTGTTTTACTTAAGCTATTTTTAAATTTATTAATAGCCGCAGTAGAGCCTTCGCTCTTTGCTGCCTTTAGTAAAGTATCACCTTTCATAGTAAAGTAGGCAGACTCGAGTAAGTTTTTCACGCTTTTGGAATAGTCTTTCTGATACTGAGTCTTTCCATCAGCTGTGGGTTTGAATATATATTCTAATAATGCCTATTTATCTTTTTGAGGTATTTTAATTCCACGAATATTATCCATGCCCTTTATTTCAGTCACAACGGAGTTAAAGTAATCCTGTTGACGCTTTTTAAGCTCCTTAGCACTCTTTTCTTGTTCTTCTAATAGCTGTTGTTTCTTTTGTTCTCTAATGTCTCTAAGAGCTTCTAATGCGTCCGTAGCCTCATCCTCAAGTAAACCAGCATCTTCATATTTAGTAAGCTTCTTATCTATTTGCTTATTATTAAAGCCTTTTTCTTTCAAGAACTCCTTAAGTATAAGTTTTTGGTTTACTTCATTATCCTCAATTTCAAAATCTTCTAGATCTAGTTCTCCATCAATTTGGAAATAATCTCTTAAATTACCTCCATTCTTAACAAATTTATCTAGAGCTTCTACTTCTTCACTAGCATACTGTGGTACTGAATTCTCTTCAATTACCTCTTGGAAGTACTCTACTAACTCTTCTGCTGTCTTAGGTTTTTCATCATCTTCTACATCTTCCCAACCAAGTCTTTCAGAAATAGAGTCAAAGAAACTGATAATTGTATCACTTTCAGAGTCATCGTCAGATATACCGTCATCCACAATATTGTCATTATCATCATCATTGTTATCTAAATCATTATCGGGATCATCATCTGTATCACCTTCCTTCTTATCCTTAGGTTCTTCTTTAGGCTCTTCTTTATCAGGATTGTTATTCTTACGAATTTCTTCTAACTCTTCATCAGTTAACTCTTCACCAGCTCCATCAAAATCATCTTCGAGACTGGTATTAAATGTATTTTTATTTGCTACACCACCTGGCATGAATTCTTCAAATACTTCAAAGCCGTTCAATGTGTTCTTATCCATAATTATATATAATTAGATTAATTGTTTTTCTTTCTTCCTTTGTGTTTCCAACGTCTAGCGTTCTAAGCAAATATTGCCCTCTTACGTGTTAAAGGATTCTTACTATGCGTAAGTTCTTCTGTAGTCTTACCTGTTCTTTTCTTTAGAGCATTGAATTTGCCTCTATTCTTTTTCTTAATATGAATACCACCATACTTATATGAAGGTATAGGGTAAACCGGCATAATACCTGTATAGTCTATTAAATCATTCATTTAGATATTTATTAGGTCCTAAACTAGAACAATCAAATGGCTAACCTTCTACTAAACAATCTATTAAGTAGTTTATAATAAAGTTCTTTTCTTTATCTGTAAAATACTAATCATTACTAAATTTTTTTAATATTCTGTATTGTTTATCTGTTGGCCATTCCTATGTATCAGGATAGATGCTTCCGTATGATGTTCTACATGCTTTATAGAACTCTAATTCTTTATTAGAACTTTCTATTGAATTAATAAGATCCAAAATCTTATTTTTTATTCTTTCTGCAAATTTATTCTTTTTGTTTATTTTCATCTACAAAATATTTATTTACTCCAATTGCTCCAACTCCAATTAACGGTATAGAATTAAACCATTTTGTAAAAGTTCTATTACTTTTAAACTACTGAGCTGCCCTTCTTAAACCTTTTGTTCCTTCTATGTTCTATAATTTCTTTAGAATTTTAGACATGTACTCTGTAGTAATCTTCTGATCTCTTTTATTAATATAACCATTCTTGAACATCCATTCTCTAAGTTGATTCATATGAGCTTTCTGTTCAGTAGGTAATAAGAAGTAATTATCACGACCATCTCCTACTCTCTTTGTCAAATCTTTTGACATTTGATAAAACATATTGTTACCAGCATGAGCATCTGTTCTCCCTGATTTCAATAAATCTGTAAAATGACTTAATTCATGTTCAGCAGTATTTGGTATATAATCATTATCAGGAGTTCTTCTGTAAATAAATTTTCCATCAGCAGTTCTCCCCATGGTTCCTGCTTTAGTTAAATCATCCATTAACTGAACATTAGGTAACAAACTTGGATCCATATTATACGCTATAAACATATCTGCATATGGAATAGAATAATCATCTCCAAATTTCCTTCTTACCTCATTAGCTCTATTCGTATAACTAGGATCTTCCATCACCCTCTCAATAATACGTTACTATTCATTAGCATAATTAGACTTAGCCTAATCTAGTTTTTCTAATTGAGAGAATTTAGCATCAAGTAATGACTAAGTATTCTTATTTACAGTAGGAATTTGCTTAATTACTTTCTTGGCTTTCTATAATCCACTAGGTATAATAGGAAGTATACCTAATGCAGCTAAACCAGCTCCAGTCCAATCTCTTTCTGTAACAGCATTATATACATCTCTAGCAGATAATGCATCTCCTATAGGAGTTATATTAGCAGCATCTTCTAAATCTATAACAGGCTTAAGCCCTTGCTCTTTAGGTCTACCATCTGAAGTTCTACCTAATTTGATATTAATAGCTTTAGTAAACTCATCATTAGGATTACCTACTTCACCTCCTTCAGCATAGTTGTATGCAAAAGTATTAGTAAGATCTGATATATCCTGAGTAGTAATATCTTTCCACTAATCAGGAATTACAGCTCCTTTGTCTATCATTTCCTATATATCATCAGAACTAAGCTATCTATTAGGATCAATATAGTAATTACCAGCATCATCTTTTAAAGTCTAATTCTTACCTCTAAAATCCCAAGTTTGTGCGTGTTTTTCATTAGCTTGGTTTATATAGTCTGAATATTGTGGATCATTGCTAGGTATACTTATATTTGGAGTAGAATCTAAAATAGCTGGGTTATTGTCTCCTACTATATGACCTATACCTTCGTGCCATGTGTTTCTAGGAGCTCCATAATATGAATACATACTCGGTACTGCAAATCCTTTAGTGCCTTTAGCGTTAATAGCTTGTAATTGTGATTTAATATTCTGTTCTGTTGGAGTATAACCTTGTGAAATTAGATTATCTTTCATAGCTTCTGTAGGATTCTTCCAGGTAGCTTTATCTATATCTGAAAGTATTTTATCTAACTTACCATCACCTAACTAAGATCTATACTTTGGATTCTTAGCTCTTTCTTTATACCAATTAGTAGCAAATTCTTTCTAATAAGTATTTTGATTCTATAACATCACGTTATAGTCTAGTTTGTCTCCTATAGTTGATTTTTTTCGTATATCTTTCAATGATTTACGAGCTACTTCTCCACCATCTGCATACACGTTTATAGGACCTTCTTCTTTTGATTTAGTATATACTTTATCTCCAACAAAGTAAGTATTGTAACCTATTTTAGCATCTTCTGCTAATCCTTTCCAGAATGTGGGATGTAAAGATGTTTTTAATATTTCTCCTGTTTGAGGATTTCTAGTAGGCAAATGATAAAATCCGTCATTTTCTAAAATAGGCTAAGCTCCTGATTCATATGCTCCTCGCATATTATATTCAGTATCATCTGTATACTTAAGATTATCAGGTAAACTATTCCTCCAATCCCAATAGCCTTTACCGGGATTATTCTCCCGGTAAGACTTTAGGTTTTGCATTCTCTATTTAAATGCTTGTTTATCCATTATTACTTATTATTTACCACCTTTACCTTTTTTACCACCGGATTTCTTTCCGCCTTTTCCACATGCCATAATTTATTCCTCCTTATTTTTTATTTTTATAACTGCATATTTTTACATATTTAAACCATGAATAGTGCTTGCGCTCTTTACAATAGTTTAAGTTTTTATCATTATTGTGAGCTTCCTCTTCAAAGCTAACGTCATGATATTTATCGCTTTGTTTATTCCATTTACAGGACAACATTATACATAGGTATTCTATACCATACCATAAGTAAAAAGGAATCCAAAGCATTTCCTACATCTGTTTTAGATGTATCTTTTCATGGTTGTATTCATCCGCTGTTACAATAGCATCATTTCTCTGAAATATAATACCAAAGAAATTCATTAATTTATAACCTTTAAACGGTATGAATTTATTCTTAATTATCTTCATATTACCTCTCTCCTACTACTTTGTTTGCTCTAGCGGTCTTTGCCTTCAATTGCTCTCTCTTGTAAGCTTCTTTATCTTTCTACTTCTGTAATTCCATTTCTTGCTTCATTTTCTGCTTTTCAAGTTCAATCTTCTTATTCTCAATTTCACGTTTCATTTCCATTTCACGCTTCTTATTATTGAACTCAAATTGTTTAGAAGCAATATCAGAATTTACCTTTTGTTGTTCAATAGCTTGCTTACCTATTTCAATTACATCAGGTACTCCCGATCCATCTTGATCCATATTCTCAGCACCTCTATAAGCATTTAATTGAGCAACAGTTATCTTAGTAGCATTATTAGAATCAATCTCATATTTCTTAAGATCCATTTCAGCTTCCTTAAGCATAAGCTCTTCTTCTTTAATTTCATTCTGAATTTGAGCCATTTGCTGTTCACGTTCTGCTTGAGCTTGTTCCATAGCTTGTTGCTGTTCCATTCTCTTTTGCTCTATTTCTTCTAATTTACTTCTAATCATAGTGACATTATCCATAGTAATAATCTCGGCTATATCAAGTAAACTAGCTCCATTTTGCATAGCAGGTTGCATTAAGTTCTTAAGAGCTTCTATTTGTTGTTGGTTCTTAGTAGTATCTTCTACAAATATATCCATGTCTTCATAGAAGAAATCATCCGATAAAGTTAAAAATGCTCTAGTAGCGTCATCTAATACATACTGTATACTGGTCTTATTGTCTTTCCAAGCATGTTTAGCTGTATCTAATAGCATAGTTAAACACTCTTTTTTCACCTAATTATGAACCCAAAACCAAGGTTCAGTAATATGAGCAGACTATACTACAGATCTTTCTACATTACCTACTAATTCATTAGATGAAATAGAACCTTCTCTTTGTTTACTTACTCCAGATATTTCAGATAACATAGATTCTATCTTATCCATTAGATTAATGTACTGATCTATAGTATTAGCCATAGTAAGATCAAGCGCTGATATCTAATTGAACTGACTCGGCTTACCGCCTTCTCTACCTGGTATATCCCAACCTTCCTCATAAGGATTTACAAAGTTAACTCCAAGGGCTGATAAATAATGCATCCACTTAGCTACATCTATGTTCATAGACTTAGGTATCTAAGTAATATCCATAGTAACTACTTTACCTTTATCTCTAGCCATAGCTAATTCAAGGCGATACCATAGTACTATATACATGTATTGAAGCGGCTTCATCATACTAACAAGGCTACGCGGTCTACTATTAGTATTATTATATATTACTCCAGTATAAGGTAATCTTTGAGCATTTGGATTATCGGCAGATATATGCTAATACTCAACAGGTTGTATACCAACATATAAGTCTTGTCCTATTCTATATCCTTCCCATACTTCTATAATCCATTTCCATTCAACATCAAGTTCATTGCCCGTTTCTTTGTAGGTTTCATCTACTTGGTATTCTTCTGGCATACCTGTTTCAGGATTGATTATATTAACAAAACCTATCTTCTTTAAAGACTTCCAACAACAATGCCATACATGTATATTATCAGCTTCTTCAAAAGGATTGGAACTGAAGCCATTTATGCTGTGAGTTTTAATATGAGGATAGTCTAAAGATGTTTTTCTTACTTCTGGAGTTACACCACCCTTAGAGCGATCGTCCATCATATCTAGTAGCTCATTTAATTGCTTTTCAGACATCTTATCATACAATCTGTCATATACTTCAGTAAGAGACATAATCATCTCATAACAGCACCATTGAGCTTCATGTATAAACTCTAAGTCAGAAGTATCTGAATCATAATCAAAGTATATTGGATTAATACGTTGCAAACAAGGTTCTCCATTTACTATACCTACATAGTATATTTCTTCGCCTCCTATTAGTGCATCCTTCCATCCTTTAAAGAATTCGTGAGTAATATTTAACTTATTCTTTAAATAATTAAGACTGTGATATGCAGTTATTTCCGCAATGTCTTTATAGTCTTTACTGAGATACTTTTGTATCTATTCTGGAGTCATTATTTCTCCAGACTGTAATGCTTCTTGATATCTAGCTTGTTCTTCAGGACCTAGTTTACTCATAATTGTTGCTTGAATATAGTCAATAATCATTTGTTTAGCTTTGTCCTATATTTCACTAGTAGCTATATCACTAGTATGTACTACTCTGAAGTTAAACGGTCTTTTAGTTTCTTCTCCTAAAAGTAAATCAATCTTTGGCTTTATTATATTATAGTCTTGAGCCATAGCTGGAAATCCATCCTATTGTTTGAATGGATTAGTAACATACTTAAGATCTTTTTCACTATATATACTATTGTATAGATCATAGTAAGTCTACATTTCCTCTTTACGGCTTCTATTGTTACCATCTCTAGAACTACCTTGACTATGCCCAGCTATGTAATCTACACAGGCTTCTTTCCAGTCTTGAGTCTTTTTAGACATAGGTAGTCTCTATAAGGGAAATTGATTAATATTTCTCATAATTAAAACATATATGCTTCTATATTATCAGCCATTTCGTCGTCACGAAACCACTGTTGAGTGAATATAGGGCCATCAAATAGTACCCTATTTCTATTCTCTTTTTTTACTTCTTTTACTTTAACATTATAGAGCTATTCTCTATATATCATTACCTGTGTCAACGCCATTACTCTATCCACGTTGACTACATCATTAGCAGCTATAAGCTCTTCTAATAGCGGTTCTGACATTATGTTGTATAGATTTTTTTTACCATCAGCGTTAATATCATTAAGCCAATCTTTTATAAGACCCCAACCCCATTGCTTAATCTACTTATTCATATGGCAACCCTTTTTTCTATTTACTTTAGAGTTGCTAACAATATCATTAATAATGTCAGGCTAATCAGCTAATAAGTAATCACAATGCTTATTAGTAAAGTAAACAAATATTCCTTTGTTCTGATTTTCATACATTGCTCTAGCATTGTAATATAATAATAATTTTCTTACATTTTCATAGAATTCTTCTGCTGATTTAGGTCTACCTGTATATTCAGCTACTATAATATCTGAATATTGCTCTATGGACTAAATACGTTTATATATGAAACAAGAACCTAAAGATGTAGTACTCGATTCGTCATAGTCATATGAGTCAATACCCGCTATATAAAGTCCAGGACTAGCATCTTTATTAGGATGCTCCCATATTACTATAGATCCAGTAGGGTCATCGCCTATAAGTGCTCCTGTAGTTTCATCTCTTTTAGTTCTTAAAGGGTAATGAGTTATATCACCATTCTTTTTAATTACCCATTTAATAGTACCATCTGGTTGCTATATTAAGTCTCCTACTTGTTTATGGTTCTATAATTTCTTATTAGTTCTAAGTAATGATAACTATTCCTGCAATTCTTTTTTGGGGAATATATTACCATTAAATTCTAGCATAGCCTCAGCTGGAGTAACAGGACGTTCTGCAACATAGCGGTCTACTGCTGCATTACTAGTAGCATTAGATATTACTATCTATCTTTCGGCTAATATATGTTCTAAAGACTTTTTTCTAAACGTATTACCATCCTCATCCATGTATATACGTTTACCTTCTTTATCACGTATATCAAGGTTAGTATATTGAGGTACAAAGAATCCACATTTATTAGTAGTAGCTGTTTCATCCCATATGTTATCAAATCCTAAACAGTTATAACCATCGGGATTATAGAACATATCCTTCATAGTTTCAAACGCAGAACCTTCGTCACCACCTGTTCCCCATACGATCATAGTACCGAATGCTATACCATCCACTTCTACTGACGGTCTTGCAATCTACCATGCAGCCCCTAATTCTGAGAAAGAACCTCCCTCTTCAAACAAAATAAGATTAGCTTTCTTACCACGAACTACATCAGGATTATCCTTTAGAGTAACACCAATAATCTCTGATTTATAACCCATTTCTATTACATTTCCATAGTCATCCTTAGTATAGAATCCAGCACGTCTACGCATCTAAGTATTAACAGATCTCTTCTTACCCCAAGCTGTATTTTTATCTATAAAGTCCATATAATCCCATGCTTTAGTAAGAATACCATCATCAGTCAAATACTACTTATTTGATGCATATATAAATGTTTTACTATTAGGAATTAAGTAATAGTTTCGGCAAGCCATAGCTCCCCCTTTATAAGAGAATCCCTTTCTACGTGACTTTAATAAGCACAGATGTTTACCTACTTCTTCTGCTTCTTGAACTGCATTAAAGTAGTAATAGTCATAATCCCAGAAATCAGGAAAGCTAACTTCATTTACACGTTTTACCACTGTATTACCTAACTTATCAGTAGTAATATGGTTAACTATTCTAGATATAGGACAATAGTTTAAATAAAAATAGTTATATCCACTGATAAAGTCTCCATCATCAGCAGTATAACCATTAATACACCTATCTCTTTCTTCATCCCAGAATTTATAAAATTCTGTAGTTCCTTCTGGATACGTACAGTATTGTCCTGTCTTTATAAACTATAAAGCAGGGCCTCTAAATTTATTGGATGACTTAATCTTCTTATTGAAGTCTACCATTCTTGTTCTTACTATTTGATGAGATTATTTAAAGCTTCTTTTATAGTTTTCCTGTTTTGTTTCTCTAATTCTCCCAACGCCATATTCCACATTTCCAGATTAATTGAATACTCATCAAGTTCGTCCTGCATAAAAAAAGTTACATTCTTACCTCTAAGTTTATCCATATTAGTACGCTTTATATTTAAAAGGGGCGCGTTTCACAACGAACCCCTTCCCAACTTATTGATTTTTAAATATTAAAAATATGATGTTGCGGACCCACGACTCGAACGGGAACTTATGATTATGAGTCATACGAGATGCCTTTTCTCCAATCCGCAGTACACAGGCTTATACGTGACACCTGTCTAACACGCTGGCTTACGATCCAGTCCTTCATTAGCTGTATTTACTATTGATCAGATAGTAAGTGACTTAGGAAGTTACGTTGCTCCTCAAAAGCTTCAATATTTTAAGTAGTTTACCAGTACGGATCGCACTTCTGCGCCCAAATCCTTTAGTATTTAATGTGCAGTTTGAATATACTACATTACAGTTTTTCCGATAAACTACTTATAAGGACTAGTATTTTTAAGCAGTCTGCTTGCAGTCAGACTGCATTAATTCTTTCTTCCAAATATAGCCTTTACATGTTTTAGCTCTACCATTACAAGCTCTTTGTATTGATTTATAATTAGTATTCACAGATTTTGCAGCATTGTACATTCCCATGTGAGTGGCAACTAATATATTATCCAGTGTGTACTGATAAACTAGATACTTAGTAGATGATATTCTTAATTTTTCCTTCTGTTCTTCTGACATTTTTTTACCTTTATTGGGGCTTACCATTCCTTTAATCCAATTAGAATTTCCGAAATAAACTTTACCATTTCTATGTCTTTCAACTAGAGTAGCTTTGTTCTTTTCATATTCTTCTAACCATTCAGGAATTTTAGACTTTTTGTCTTCTAGTTCTTCTTTAGTAGAAGCTGCAATAAAATTATTACAGAAAGGATGAATATAGGTATTGTTACATAACCTACCAATATTAGAACGACTTAATTTGGTAATAGAAGCCGCATCTTTTATTGTCCATGCATATATGTAATACTTTTCTACAAAATTGTATAGATAAACTCGTTTACCAAAAACTCCTGATGCAACAAGTTTTTTAGAATTTTCAGAAACTTTCCTCTTCTGTTCTTCTGTCATTTTAAGACCTAAAACTCCAAAATCACCACCTTTAGTGCAGTTATATCCATCTGTATAGGCATTGTATTCTTCTATGTATTTTATTTCTAATTGATCTAATTGTTTAATTAGATCTGTATTAGTCATATCTGCATCTGGAATAAATGATTCTAATATATCTATTGTGAAGTTATGAAAACCGTATTTGTTTATTGCTCTATAAATAGGTAAGTCTAATTTACCATTTTTAGCATTTCTCATATGGTCTTTTATTCTTGATCTAATTTTAACACTTTGGCCAATGTAACATTTGCCATTTAAGTTATTTTTGATAATGTATATACCGGCTAATTTTGGGTCTATATTTCTATATGTCATATCTGCAAGTTTATATGAATATTGGTTGGGGAGGTAGGAATCGAACCCACTCATACAGAGGTTTAGAATCTCCAGCACTACCGTTATGCAACTCCCCAGTGCACGTAGATATATTTTAATTGCCTCTACGTATGGCAAATGTATTTAGAACCAACTAAATAGTCTTTTATACCAAGGTTTCTTAGCTACTACTTTACATAATACAGTATCTACTTCTTTAATCTGTTCCCAGAAATCTACTGCGTCTTTAGTAAGATCAAGAGTAATAATCAATTTTGTTCTCATAATTTATTCAATTTACTGTTAAAACGTATTGTTTAATTTAGGTTATAAATTAATGTATTATCTTACCAACTCATAAGGATTAACCTTAGCATCACCTTTAACTTTACCCATAGCTACTTCTTCAGACTTAACCATATTCTCTAAAGTATCAATGCTTTTAAGCACATTGCCTACTGATGTCATACCAGCTAATAAGTCTTTAATTTTCTTTTCATCTAAAGTATCGTCAAGGGATTCCTTATAATACTTACTAATACTGTCTAACTTAAGCCTCATATTATCAAGCATCTCCAGCGTACGAGTATAACAGAACGCTTTATAGTCGTTTTCACAGCTAATCTCTTCAGCAGTAAATTGGTAGTTTTCATCACCAAATATTTCTTTTTTTAGCTTTTCCTCTCTACTATCAGCTTCCATACTCTGAACATACGGACTATTCCATTTATTCATAAGTACTATATAACTAATTACTTTAGTGGCGTGCTCTTTATCTGGCTTATCAGCATCCCATACCTTTTTAAAGCATGGGATACCTAAAGCATCTGAGTGAATAACTACTTTACCACCTATAATGTCAAATAGTTTCATTAACTTCTATTTTCTTAGTTAAGCTTTTAAACCATCTGCTAATATCATCTTTAGCTATTAAATCAGTACATACTACTACTTTACTATCGTAATCTACACCATTCCAGTTAACAAAGTGTAGTATTAAATCTCCTTTGTTGTAGTCTACTACTTCAGTATCAGTAACTACTTGACCTGGCTATTCAGCAAAGAATGCACATCTAATATCAAAGCCATTAGGAGTAATCTTAAGAGAATTAGTTTCTACGTCATATAGAAACTTGTTTCCATATTTATCTATTAATAATTTATCCATATTTTAGTAATTATCCGACGCCTTCACAAACTGGTTCACAACTATCACATATTTTTTCCCCACTATTTCTGTTTCTCTCTTTTTCAAGAAACTCCTTCTTACGTTCGTAATAATTGTTCAAATCATTATTATTAATAATAATGATTTCTTCTTTTCCTCCGTCTCCAATACGATACATGAGTAAAACAACAGCACCTTTTTTTACTTCATATTCCTCACCTTCTCTTACAATAATGCCGTCTTCTTCAATAAACCACATACGATCTATATCATAGCTATGATCTATATGATCTACGTCTAATTTATCAGTATCTAGTTTTACTAGAGCATTTCTTTTAGAAATAATATATTTATTCATAATGTCTAATTTTTAATCAATTCTATAACCTAAATAATATTCTTTACTCAGTCTATATAATATACTTTCAGCCAACTACTTTGGTATATTAGGATTTACATAATCAGGATTAATCTTGTACTTTTGTAGTATCTTCTAGAACTACGCTATCTCCTTTTCTAGACTCTGAGTTGTTATATTGCTGCGTATATTTTTCATATAATTTATCACATAAGTAGTCTATCTGATCTGCTCTATCAAGTGTAGCTCCTTTGTTAGTATTATCTATAATCATATCTGTTACTGCATCTAACATATCTCCACTAAACTGATCATACATAAGTTCTCCAGATAGTATCAATTCTTCTACTTTATCAAATAGCTTCTTCATTTTCTTTGTGAACATAGAACTGTTTGTACTACCTTTTTCTACGTTCCACATTGCTATACTTTCTTCCTTTGTCATTGTTTATTAAATTTAATTACGCTGCTACTAATGCAACTTGCTGCCCAGCCAAGTAAATAAGCATAGCACTCATTTCTACTGAAAACATCTGCTGATAACCCAAGGCTATCGAATATATAATCTGTAACATGTGTTGCTTCATGTGGTATAGTATTTGATAATTCTTTATCATCTAACCCAAGTATAACTACTAATACACCAGCTTTTCCAGTATTTTTATGTATTACAGGTATTGTTACAGCATTGATAGTACCAGATTCATATTCTTCTATTAAGTCACTATAAGCGTTAGGATTCTCTTTATTGAAATCAGTTATATCACAAAATATAAATATGTCATCTAGATCTTCAATATTATCGGTAACCCAAAGTAATCTAGGATAAATTACAGGATCATATTTATTAATCTTTCTTTTCATACTGTTTCTTTAACTTAATTTTACCTAAATATGTGAATCTGATAGCTTTGTCTTCCATATTTGTTATAGCTTCATTAGCAAATCTAAATGGGCTGTTACATATAACTTCTATAACATGATAAGGCAAATTATACTTATTACTTAACTTAGTATATATACTTGGTTGATTTTTCATTGAGCTTTACTCTTTTATAGTATTCACATTCATTGAGAGTAATAGGTCCACTGATAGTGTTTGGTCTAATTATATTGATTACATCTGCTATATCTAACCAACTCTTAGAGTAATGTAAATCATTAGCTATGACAGTTAGTTTATTAGCTTCTAATTTACTATATTTACGTATAGGCTCATATATAGCTGTATCATTGTCAAAGTTTCCATTAATACTTAGTAACTCCGTTTTTTGAGTAATAAGAGTAAACCTATTATATGGCAAACACTTATTCCATAAACTATACCAGGCTTTCTTAAGAAAATTATAATCTTTCCAAACTATAATAGATCCAGGCTCAAGCATTGTTGATTGTATTTTCATCTTTATTCAATCTTAAAATTATAGTTATCTGTACTCTATCACCGATTACTTCTGGTATTAAAGCCTTATTGACTACTACTTCATCTTCAATTTTACCTTTCACAAGTATACCAGAATTTTTAAATTTAGTAATGTATCTACTCAAGTTATCTGGAGTAATACCTAACGTTTTTCTAATATACTTCCTATTTTCAGTACTAATTACATTCTTACTGATATTAGGGAGCTTCGGAGTATTTATATCTATTTGTATAAATGTAGATAATAATTCTAACTCCCTATCAGTAAGCTTAAGTATACCATTAAGGCTTCTTAGAAATTCATTGTATAAATCGGTTTTAGAGACTCCCTTAACCAATTTATTCATTTTCTAATCTAGCTTTAACGTTATCTGCGAATTTAATCAAATTATAAAGTACAGTCTCAGCCTCTACCTTAACACAAGGTTGCATTTCTCCTTTTTCAAACTTATCTTGTGTGTCCTTAAGATTCTGTTTATACTCTTCAATCTTCTCATTTAAGAAGTTAATAGTTTCTTCGATTTCTTTAGAAGAAGATACCTTGACCATAATTTCTTTTTCAACTAATTCGTCTGCTGTTATAGGATCTAACATAGCTGATCTGAACTTATCACCACTTGTAATATCAAGAGTATATGCATCAAGTTCTTCATCGTATGTAAGAATATCGCCTTTCTTAAAGAATCCGTCTTCTTTTACTACTTTTAAATTTTTCATCTTTCTAACTTTTTACAGGCCCACAATACAAATACACCTATTAATATTGCTAATAACCATTGTTTTTCTTCCATATCACTAAAACGGTTATGTTAAAAAATTGTTAATACTTTTTAACATTTGTTAACATTTAAAGTATATACAAAGAAAAACCCCAGCCGAAGCCAGGGTTTATTCACGATGATATGTATAAATATTTATTATCTACAAATTGCTATTACGTCATAGGTTTTGACTAATTGACTATTCTTGAACAAATCGAAGTCTTTAGCAAATTTCTTATTATATACTACCTTATCTCCGATATTTAATTCATCTTCTTTATATGAAGACGGCAATGCTAAAACAATGCCAGTAGCCCATTCAGATTCTACTTCCTTTGTTTCTGTCTTTGTTTCGTACTTGTTATATCCTTCTTCATCCTTCTCTCCTGTAGGAATCTGCTCTGTAATTTCCTTAGTAACCATAATAGGATCTAAAGGCTTCACCAATGCATCCTTTAAAAAGGTATAATTAAGTTTCTCTAAAACTGTTTCTAATACTTTATCTTCGTTCATATTCTTTAACTTAGTTTAATACTATAACGTAAAGTATAGTAATAGGTTCTTATTTTATTGCTTTATTTTAAGTATATTACCGCCATTAGAAGTACAGTAAGTAACTGCTTTAACTGGGCAAGTTAATTGACTTTGAAAGTAGCAACCATCACATTTACCTCCTTTGGATGATTCTACTATAAACTGTTTACCATTTATATCTATAGGCAGTTTATTCTTTATTATTCTTGCCAATTCTGGATCATTTATTGTCATTTACTTTCCCCTTTCCGTGCTTATCTAAGTAAAGCATAGCTATTGCATTCCAAGCTACAGCAGCCAAATGATTTACTTTAGTTTCTTCATCAATCTTATTTCCCTTTTCATACTCAAGTAAGTGTCTTAACATAGCTGCTTTATAACGTTGATAACCATTTTCTAAGCCTTGCCAGTTATTATCACCATACTTAATAGAACCAGCTGTATAAAGCTTTACTATGTCTTCAATTTCTTCTAATGGTAGTAAATCCCATCTTAACTTACCATCTTGAAAGTCATTCTTCTTCCCCTCTTTCATAGTAGACGTATATTTGTTCAGTACCGTAACTATAATTTTCTAGTATACCTTTATCTATACCTATTATTGTAGCCTCATTATTAAGCGGAGTCTTATACTTAAATACTAGTGTATCAGGAACATTTTCAAATATATCTGTAATAATATCAGAACTAATATATAATTTTACTTTAGAAATATTATTTCTATTGTATATATTGTCTATATTATTATTAATATCATTTATAATATCTTTGTACATATTTACTTATAATATGACTTTCTTTAGTATATAACCTTGAGTACAATAACCAGTAATTCTAGAAGGACAGCTTCTATCATATAGACTACAACCTTCACACATACCTTTATGCAATTCAGGTACTAATTGATAAGGTTTATTACCGTGATATATTATCTTTCCAGAGTAGGCTTTATCAACTTTAATTTCTTTATTCATATGTATTATCTTAAGTAAAGTAGTTAATTAGTTATCTAGAGTAAGAGTAGTTATATATGGCTTACTTATGATATAGAACTTATTAGTCTATATTAGTAGATTAACCCCTCTTACTCCCCTATAAACGTCTAATATGCTATTTATGTTACCTTTTCTTTAACATTTATTAACATTATTTATAGTTATTTAACGCTATTAAGTTCAATGTTTTTAACATTCATTAACGATTTTAACTCATCAGCTAACTTTCTAGCATCTGGATGAGCTGCACCACTACAACGTAATTCAAAGAAATGTTCCCAGTCACTTTCAAAACCTGTCATTACTAACTCTGTCTTAGTTGCATTAGGGAGTATTGCCCTTGCTTCTTGTGGTTTTAATCCTTTATTTATTAGTAGTCTGTATTGCATTCCTGCATTGTTCAAGCACCATAAAAAGTTGTCCGCTATACCATTATCTGAAGGCAATTGAATCTTCATATTATCAATATCACACCAATCTCCATCCCAGTAAGTATAATCTCCAGTAGGTATATTTAACCAAGTAGGTTTAATAAAAGTAAGCTCATTATTAAATTTATCCTTATTGTAGTTACAATATCTCTGAGATTCTTGTGCAAAGCTAAATACTCTATGTCTAACAAACTCATGGCTTACTCCTCTATCACATATAAACCTGGCTGTAATACGTTTTTCATGATACTCTGTAGGTTCTACTTGATACTGCAAATCGTCTAATCTATTATTTTCTACTAGCACTCTTAAGTTAGTAGTTATGTATAATACTCCGTAATTGCCTTCGTAAGGATGGTCAGCTTCTATTTTATAGATTACTTTAGAGTAGGTACTATTGGTCAAATGTCTCCAATATAGCATAGCTGGTGGAATATTACCGTTAACTGTCTCACGTATTCTTAAGTAAATAGTACCATGCTCTAACATAGCTCCATGACCTAACTTGATCATACGATCTACAAACTCTTTAGCACTATTCTCTGTTATCTTATCCTCTGACTTATAACAAGTTCTCCCTGCTAACTCTATCATCTTATAAGGATCTTTTTCCTCAATTATCTGTACACTAGATTCTATTAGTTTCATATCTATTTGGTTTTATATATAAAACGTAATTATTAAGAATATTTACATAAATTTAACATATTTTATAAAAATTTTTTAGAAATAAAAATTGATAGTAAAGACGTGTGTGTGGACTACCCACAAACAAATCCCCCACCACTGTTAGAAATCGGGAAGTCCCCGGTAGGGTTGATGAGTTTACTTATGAAAATGCAACAGAATACAAATCAGCTACTACTGTCAATCATTGGATTATTAACTAAATCTTACTTATTATGTCTGATTGTTTATTTACTCCATCTGATGCAGATGAAGACTATGCTGATGCATGGTTCAATTGGGATTAATATAAGGGCTGTAATAGCCCTTATTTGCTTTGATTATCAACTTAAAACTTTATAAATATGCTTAACAAAATCAAATTGTATATAGGCTATTGGCTTATTATGTTGTCTTTCTATCCTTATAGGAAGGTATTTGCACATGATTGGATTACTCTTAAAGAGTCATTCAAAGTAATATCGCATCCTGAGGATTATGACAATGAGACTGTTGCATCAAGCTACGCAATGTTCACATGTACTAACATGGAATTACGTAGGAAAGTAGAACTATTTAAACGCTACGGATTGTGAATGCATGCAACTACATAGTACACAGTACTCAGTATTGCCACAAAGGCTGCGCACAGGAAGCAAATCAGGCACAGCTGCCAGCCATTGGGGGAAGCGAGAAGGAATTCATAGTGTTTGCCATTGTTTGAGTGATGATATACCATCCACCCACATTCTTCCACTTCTCCCATTTTCAATGTATTACCTCATCAAGTAATATATAGCTATAATTTACAAATCACCAAAAACCTAAGCACTGTGCAGGTTAAGTGCATCATGTCATGGCACGTTATAAATTAATCGAACCGTTAATCAAAACAGTTGAACAAGGTAAGCAGAATGCAGGTACTAAGTATTTAGTAGCCAAACTTCAAAATACCTTATGTCCATGGGAAGACATGCAAACATTTACTTGTTTCATTCAACCCATTGTGAATATACTTACTCCATTGTTATCAATTCAACATGGAGGAACAGCACAAGCAGACCAACCAATTCCTGAAGAATTACAATATGTAACAGGATGTTGGATTGACTGGTGTCCACCACAGAAGTTCTACAAACAACATCTGTCAGACCATCCAGCTCAACCTGCAACAGCAAATCGACCAGCAAGAGAAGCAATCAAAGCTGGTTCGCTCGTAACGAAAGGTGGAAAACCTATTCTTTACACTACACTACGAATATTCTGTCAATATTATATTGACGAATTCGGAGAAAAACAATGGATACGTGGAGGTTCTCCTGAAGAAGTAGGACAAAGAGCATTCGGTGCTTATTGTGTACCAGCTGAAGAAGATAAAGCTCCTCAGTTTGTACCAACTACTCCAGCTCCTGAGATAATTGGAGGTCAAGTAGTACAGCCAGCTCCAGCTCCTACAGCACAAGGTCAACAGCCAACCTTCACACAAGCACCACAAGGAGGTCAACCATTACCTTATTAACACAGAGACCGACAACGTGTTACCGCTGACAGACCGGGAATAAGAATAGTCTGTCAATTTAAAAAACTCAATAACTTCGGAGTAGCGTAAGCTACGGAGTTATGTAACAATCCCAAGACATTGAGGGCACCAGTTTCTTTATTATAAAATGTAAGCAAACTATTCCAACTAGAATATGAGTTGCGACTTATAAAGTTTTAGGTGTAAAATGCAAAAATTCATTCGCAAAGTAATTATTCTATGAAATGCAAATTATCTTCATATGTTGTGAAACATAGCTTAACCACGTTAAAGTATAATAATATAAGTTAGGTATGCCCTTATAAAGACTTAGGTAGCGCTAAGGACTATATTATTATACTTCTTTTCTTAATGCAGCCGAGTGCCGGTGACAAGCCCGACAGAATGCAGAGTCAAAGAAGCTATTATAATTTATTATGCACAAATAGATTATAATAGTAAAACCACGTGGTAAGGGCACAGTTAGGTTCGCTGTGAGTGCACCCTTTGTAGCAACTAACCAAAGCAAGTATAGATGGGAATAAGCTATTACCTCGATAGGCTTAATGAGGTGCTTGACAGTCTAACACTAACTGAACAATAAGTGTCAATACTTTAGCATTCTAACTATTATATCAACACAATGATATATGAAAACTCGTGTATGATGTATATCTCCCTAATTGGGGCGTTACGACGTTCCAGAAACGTAGTATGAAGGCGCAGAGGCGTTAGAACTAAAGTATTTAATAGAGTAAGAGAAAATGAGGTCTTATATCAGACAGCTCTTAGCATAGCTTATAGTGGTGTTTTCCATAACTATATTAATGCGCTTACTCTATTATTTTTTCTATGCATTAACTAACAAATAAATCAATTATATGGAAACTTATGAAAGAAATATCTTGTATTCAACAGTATGTAATAGATAATCTTATCAACAATAAGATAGTATCTATAGAAAATCTAATAGACGCTATAGCTAAAACATGTTCAACAGAACAGTTTAATAACATATTATCTATTCTTATCAAAGAACATGCTTCTTGTACAAACAAAGATAAAGTAAACTTTGTGAAAATGAATATGTATATATCTAAAGAAGTTGGTAACGAAACTAAAATACAAATAATAAAAATACTAAGAGAACAATTTAACACCATTAGTCTTAGTCTTAAAGAAGCCAAAGATTATATAGATAGTTGCATAGGAGAATATAATATATTCCCTAAAGTAGTTACACAAGAAAAAATAAATGAACTTATAAGAAAATTAGAACCTTATAATGTTAGCATAAATACAATAAAGTTAATGCAGTAGAAATACTGCGCTCTTTAAGGTGAGAATCCTTGACAAGCATGTGGGGCTTATATCTATTCATACAGAGCAAGTACGTACGGGAAAGCTTAAAATACTCATCTGTAAAATAGTATTAGTGCAGACTTTAAAATCATGCAGTATAACAATCTTCCATATACTAATGCAATAGTGAACTTCTGAATCATGTTATACTCATTGTCCTAAGAGTAGGATAGTCCTCAACTCTTGTTCCGTTAGCTTAATATGGATTTGTGAAATACTAAGAATAGTATTGCTAGTATGTTTATATGTGAATATAGATATACTAGTTGCACTCATAAGGCAGCCTTCACGTGGCGAGTGTGTTAAGTAATAGGTTAAATAAATCTTCCAGTTTGTACCTATGAAAACTAATGCCTTACTTTTTATTAACAATGCTCAGATGGCGAAATTGGCAGACGCTTCAGACTTAAACTCTGATGATTATTACAATCATGCGGGTTCGATTCCCGCTCTGAGTACATTCATTAACTTAAAAATGATAATTATGAGAGCAAAGAAATCAATTCGAGCATGGGTAGCAAGAGAAAAAAATGGAGCGTTATTTTTGTTCTGGGAAAAACCAAAAAAGTGCAAATCTTACTGGACAAATTTAAATACATTCAATAGTCTAGTACTCCCAGAAGAAGCTTTCCCTAATGTAAAATGGGAAGATAACGAACCTACTAGAGTATATAACAGAATAGCATAGTATGACAATCAGAAGAAGTTATTCAAATAGTATACTCACAAGTATCAGTGAATTTTTAATTGCATTAATTATAATATTAATAGCAACAGTATCAATAAGTAAATATTGCGCAGACTATGATTATTATAATTATGTAGAACTTAAAGCACAATATAAAAACTATATTGTGACTAATAAGTACGTACGGAACTCAGACACTTATGTGTTAGAACTCATGAACCCTTTTAGTAAAAAGACTAAAGAGGTATACGTTAGAGATTATCTATATTATAATACTTACTTTGTAGGAGATACTATAAAATGAGAAAAGTTAGAGTATATTATAAAGGTAGATATTATTATTTAGGCAAAGCTAAGAACTTAGAAGAAGAACTCAATTTAAAAAGAGATTTTCTAAGACAAGTAGTTAATATACCTGAAGAAGATATAGAATTATTTCGCAGAAACTTTACAATTACAAACAAAACCGTAAAATTCATAAGAAATGTTTGAACAAGTAAAAGACTACAAAAGTGCTTGTAAAGTATTAGGTATTAAACCTATTGACAAGCGTAGGAAATTAGAGGAGCATGTACTACTGTATATACAGCTATGTACTATTACTCAAGCAATTAATTTTATTGCTAATGGTAACAAACCATGGGTACCAAAATACGAACAAAACGAACTTATCACAACATGGTACAGTTGGTGGTATATTGATCGGAACAAAATTAAAAAAGGTTCTGATGCAGGTTGCTTCAATATAGCTTCTAGTGCTGGTTTTAGCTTTATAGGCGTTGATATAAGCACTCATCTACAATTCATTAACAGAGACGCGGCAATATATGCAGCTAAAACATTTAAACCATTATATATGAAACATATGTTTGGTATGGATTAAGTTCTCATATTTATTAACTATTAAAACATTTATCAAGAAATGGAAAATGAATTACAAGATTCTTCAAGAGGAAGAGGCTCAGCAATAGCCTGGAGTTTAGCAACAATCCTAATTCTATTAGGAATGTTAGTTGCTAGCGCACTAACCTTTATCTGTCACGATAAAGTTGACAATCTCATCAATCCTGAAAAGGATAATGTAGAACAAGTTTGTGTTGACACAATTTATACTGAAGCTGTACCTACAATACAGGAAGTTCTTCAGTTTCGAGAAGACACAAAACGTTACATGCACATAGACAGTGTATTTCTTACAATGCCAGACGTTGTCTTAATAGATATACTAAGGCAACATGGAACTTCATTGTCTAACAGTGACATTGTGACTATATATGAATCGAACAGAAGTACTTATAACAAGGTAATGAGCGGGGCTAGAAGTCAACACTATAAAGACTCATTAGATAAATTGTCTAACACTTATGACAATACTAAAGATACTACTTTCGTAAAGAGAGAATAAAGTAATAAACCTCGCTTTGTGATTTTAGTTATAATTCCTTTTATTTTTAAGTTAAAAGTATACTCAGTCTGTGAAGATAGAGTATACGTCCTCAGAAGATGACAAACCTGTGGGGCGTAAGTAAATGCATATCGTATATTATTCCCTTGAATACGGCAATAGCGGGTAATATCCGAGATACTCGTATTTGTGTTTATAATCGTGCAGACGTTAAAATCAGGTACTCCAATAAGGAAAGTTTGACAGCAATCCTGCTTATGAGTTAAAACTATAGAGAGAGTCATAGAAACAAAGTGTTGTTATCTTATTATTAACAAATGTGATTAGAATAGATACTATTTATTCTAAGAAAGAACGAACATAAGCTATGTTTTTAATTTCTAGTTGATACTAACTTAAAACAAAATCCAGAGTATCCTGGTCGTCGTCAATAATATTAACAATTTAAAACATTAAGTAATATGAAAAAGAAATTAGCAAAGGAGGGAACTAATGCCTCGTATTAAAGTAGAAGAAGGTCGTAAACTCACTGAAATAGAATTCGGTACAGACCATTATCTAGCAAATTTGCTTGCTTGTACTAAAATATTAGGTATACCCTTAAGTAAAGCAAGAACTCTGTGTAAATCTCATCCAGATATGAATATTAAAGTAGATCCACCACTACCTATTATCAGTAAATTACCTACTGATGCTATTCATATTGAATTAGGTGAATACGCAATAACAGTTAAAATAACTATTAATTAACTATCAAAGTAAAATGAAAGCAATTGTTATTACCTTCCATGGAGAAGCTCCTGAGAAGAATTATGATGAAATCATCAGAAGAATGGCTGAATTAGTATTCAATAACACAAGTGCAAAGATTGAAGATATCTCTGCCGCTGTGTTAGACGATAAAGAAGTATCCGAAGCTTTACTACAGAAAGTAGTAATAGCTCCTGTAGCAAATGCTAACAAAGCTTCTATATCAACCACTGTAAAGGCTGTAAGTGAACTTTGTAGCAATATCATCAATGAAATCGGAACTCCATCATTGATGAATGAAGAAGTATTCCGTAAGGAATTACTGAAATATCTTCTTAACAAAGAAGACCAGGCTACAACTAGAGTATTACGTATTATTATCAATACTCCAGAAAGTTCAGCTTCTAAGATAAAAGTAGTGCTACACAATTACGGCTTATCAAAGCTTCCCGAGATAATCAAAGATTTTGATTCTATTCTCAAACTATACTAGTTATGGCAAGAACAGAAAGAGAATACGAAAATCAGCAGAAAGACTTCAAAAAGAAGCCTAAGCACAAGAAAATGGAGCCTTACAATCGAAAGAAGTCATGGAAATAGACAAAAGGAGCTTAATACAGTATTATATTAACACTGTCAAAGAATACGCTCCTATATTTGGACAAGATCCCAATATCATTTTGTCAGAAGTAGCTAGAACAAACTCTCTTTTACAAAGAGAATTATATCTAGTTACAAACGATTGTCCTACACTTAACAATAAAATTAACTGTAGTGAATGTACTCATGAGTGTAAACTCAGAATGCAACTTGAACAGTCCAAGGAGGATATTCCGCCAGAGTATCCGCCCGCTGTTATATATTACTAATTTAAATTGTTAGTATGGTGGATTTCAGTCAACCTAGAACTATTTATAACCAGAGCCCTAATGGAAGTTTAGCTGTTGCTAAACAGCTATTCAAGAGTACAATGGACTATACAACGGTCAACCAAGCAAAATGCTTAGGTCAGAAGAAGGATATGGGTTACTTACGAATAAGATATACAAATAAGTAAGATAGTTCTTTTTTTAATCTTAAAATTATCAAAAATGAGTAAGACTAAAAGAATAAAAGTCCTAGAGGAATTTATTAAACTAGAAAAACTAGAAAAGAATCCTAGACAGGACTACATAGAGATATGTGAAGAATCTGCTAATAAACTCAAAAAGGAGTTGAAAGCAGAAGAAAATCGTGTTAGTAGATATCTTATCTTGATATCACAAAATACTAACAAGCGCAAAGAATCATACAATAACCGTAAGCTTATAAAAGCAGGCGAGAGAGAAAGCTATCGTCAACGCAAAATTAGGCTAAACAAAGAACGTAGAGAATCTTTGCACAATGGGTAGATCAACCAATCCCTTAGTTAAAATAAATACTACAGAGAATATTCAAGAAAGAATTAGAGCTGTAGCTTACTTTGGGAAGCTCACAACTGAAGCAGCAATGTATTGGTGTGAGAAACAGAAATATAGGCCGATAGAAGTCTATCCTACAAATATCACTGTAGCAGTATATGAAGCTAGAGAAAGATATTTTAAAAAATGTAATTTCATAGAAATTATTTCGTGATTAATAACTATAGTATCAAACATCTAAAATTTTATCAAAATGGCAGAAGAAAACAAATTGAACATCTTTGATGTAAACAACGAGAGTGATGACATTCAAGAGTCTATCTCTAATGCAAACAAAGTAACCGATGACGTAGTAAAGAAAGCGGCTGAAAAGATTGCCGAGCGCCGTAAGGAAAAACTTACGAACGAACTCATCGACGTGGTTCAAAAGTGTGAATACACTGAGAAATCCGCAGCATTGCAGTTACGCCGTAGTAACCGCGTGAACCAGAGAATGAAGACCTATATGAAGGACTTGCACAATCTCGCAGAAGAAGTGAAGAGTGGTAAGAAGCCAGTTACGGCCTGGAATGATGAAGCTCCGGCACTGAAGAAGCAGTTTGACAAGGACCTCATTGATATTGACAAAGATATCGACAAGTCTCAAAACGAGCTTGACGAAATCTTTCCCAATTCCTGGTCTTATCGCTGGAATAGTTTGATTCCCCGCCGTAACGGTTAATCAGACTAAAAAACTAAAATAAAAGAGATTCCAAACTTGAGTATCTTTGTATCTAAACGAGTTTAGTGTTTATGGAGGAATATCTATAGCGCCCTACGGGCCGAAAGTATATTGGACGACACAAAGACCTGAATTAACAGGTCATACTACGTATCTTTGTATCATTAGTGTGGAATTATTGTGTACTACTGATCATATGTCTGAGATCGCGACAATAAGATTGTCCCGTATTAGTAATAGTACTGAACTGCTTTAGTCGAGATATCAAATCAGACTGAATAATGTGTATCTTGTATCATATATGTTTCGTCATATATCATTATTCGAGTATCATCAAGATCAGTAATAAAGAGAACTAACCATTCTCAAGACCATAGGGTATATAGCTTTGGTCGGCTATATACCCACTAATAAGATTAATTATAAAAATAGCAGGAGTATTGTATAACATAACGAAGGCCTACCTGTAGAGAGTGCTGTGAACAGTGTTAAATAATAAAGCTGGAAGGATGGCTTAATTCTGCACGTGAGTTATACTTTAATTAATCTTATAAACTCATTGACTGTTAGGTCTATTGAATCGTCGTTTGGACACGGGTTCGATTCCCGTATGCTCCACTATGTTCGTTCGACTCGAACCAGTAGCAGCTCCTGTGATGGGTAACTCTTCCTCATGTGTGAAATAACACAAATGGCAACTGAGCTGCAATCGGGGCATTATGGTTTTGACAGCGACACAGAGGAAATAGAATAGGTCAATAAGCAGATAACTGGCAATACAAGTTATGTAACAGATTACACTCGCTTAGTAGCGTAAGTAATCAACGGCTAAGCTAATGTCGTAGAAAGCTGGAGTAAGTAAGCTTTGCATGGTAGTGAAGCCTTAGATATTACTAAGAGATAAGGTGTTCGAGTCACCTACTTACTACAAATTAAATTAAGTTTAATCAATAAATATTAATTTGAAATGGGATTAATAAAATTTATCAGAGAAAAACTTCCTGAACCTTTAGACAAGGCTAGTAGGGAATTAAGAGTAAAAGAAAAACTGGTACAACGTATCAACTCTGTAGTACCTCAGTGTTACAAGAATAAGTATCACTATAAAGAAGGAATTTCTAAAGTAAGAAATATATTCTTCTTTTGGGAAACTAGAGGTACTGAAATCATTCATCTTATAGATGTAAGTGATTTAACTACTAAAGACGAAGAGAAATTTCGTGAACTTGAAACAAAAGCAAGAAACTATCAACAACAATGCGTATAAGATACTTTGCATGGTTTGACTCTAAAGCCGAACGTACTGAGTTTATCAGTCTACTTAATAAATCTCGTTCAGAATCTGAAGCGATTAGTAAACTTCTTGATAAATATCCAGACTTAAGTATGTCTGCAATATCAGGAGTAGTAAGTAACTTTCAAAAGGAAATAAATAAAAAGTCATGAAACTAAATCATCCTGGAATCTATCGTATTATTGGAGAACATTTTGAACTGTTAGCCAATATAGTTGGAGAAGTACCATGTTTGAGAATTACTTCTGCATTACTTGTGAATGACCTTGTTCAAAGAGGTAAATTTACAGTGTTATCTGAGGATTCAATTGAAATACAAACTGTATGTAATAATCCCGATGCATTCTTGTTCTTCGAGTATGATTACTCAGAAGTATGCCCATTACCACCTTATAGACAATCTATTCGTGGTACAAAAATGCCAGATATCAGTAATGATATGATGAAAGCATTTACAGAGCGCTATATAAGTGATATGTCTATAAATGGCAGAGGAATTGAAGCTACAAAAGCTTATATTCTAAGTGTAACAGACTGGAGCTTAGCGCAAATAAATGTATTATTACTTAGAATAGCTAATAGTACACGTCGTCATGGTCGTAAATAGTATTACTGTTTATACTTATCTGAATAAATGTCCAATAAGATATAATCAGATAAATTGGAGACCTAGCTGGTATATATTTCTAAGAATATATAACAGAGAAATAAAAGATACAGAATTTCACGCATTTTTCAGAAAACAAAGATTAGCTAAAGTATTAGCATGGTATGATACTCAAATACTACAGCAAATTGGCATAGCTTCTAAGATTACTCTAGAGGTAAGAATTAGAATTGTTTGTGGTATGGTAAATCAATTACCAGTTGAGGTTCTTACACGTGATCTGAAAATTGAATTTATGGAATGTATTTGGGATACTTTTCGTAAATTATACAGTGAATGGAATGAATGGTATTGTAAGTATATATTACAGCTACCATTTTAGGGTTATAGTCATTGGGTTGACTATAACCCACACTAAAGCCCGTAATTATGACAGATGAAGAAAGACAGCAGCTTTTCGATCTGATCAAACAGGCGAAGGAAGGCAAACAGAGTGCCTTTACAAAGCTTTATGAAAAGTATAATCGAATTATTTACAGTACAATATATCGTATTGTAAATAATAAAGATGCGGCAGATGATTTATTATCTGTTACTTTTACTAAAGCTTTTTCTAAGCTAGATAGTTATATTAACAATATCTCATTTGAGATGTGGTTAAAGACTATAGCTATAAATAGTAGTATTGATTATATTAGACGTACTAAAAAGGAAAATGCAAACTATTGGCTGGATGATGACACTAGCACAGTTCAATTGAGAAGTTCGGCCGACTACTCGCCTGAAGATAACTATATCTTCAATGAAACTGATGCTAGATTAACAAATACCTTCAATAGACTCCGATACAAGTACCGATATATACTCGAGCTACGAACTATTCAGAATATGTCTTACAAACAGATTTCTGAACAATTGGGTCTCTCAGAGAGCCAAGTGAAATCTCAGCTTAATAAAGCTAGAGAGAAGTTAAAACAATTGTTAAACTAAAACTTTACAAACATGTCAGCAATTTGGATTATTGTGCTACTATTAGTAGCATTTGTCTTTGCGAGAGGATTTCGCAGTGACAAGATGTGGTGGATTTATATCTCCTGCATCGTAGCTGGCTTGTTAGTAGGTATGTTGAGTAAGGAAGTAATCGTGCGTTCAGGGATGAACAAACAAGATACTTCCATTACTCAGCTAATCAACACCGTTGATGACTTCAATTACGCATGCACACAAAGCTTAGTGCGTACAGTGACAGAAGGTACCACCAATCGCCTATCTGGGGTTGTGAGTAACATGTCAGAATTGAAATTAAAGTTATCAGACGCATTGGTTAGTAATACCTGTGCTAACGGGCGTGACTCACCAGCAATAGAGGATGATAGTTGACCTCTTTAAATATTCTATCGACTGAAATATTAAAAACATTATTAACCACCAAAAAATTATCAAGATTATGGCACAAAAAGAAATGTCTAAAGCTGAAAGAAAGGCAGCATTAAAAGCAGCTAAAGCAGCTGCAAAAGCAGAAACAAAAGAGACCAACAAGAACAGTCAACAAGTAAAAGAAGCTGAGAAATCAGCTGAAACAAAAGAGACCAAGAAAGAGGAAAAGAAGCCTCAAGTAGCTGCACAGACAGTAACCAATAAAGAGCAGAAAGGAGAGACGAAAGAACAGAAGGAACAGAAAAAGGAGCAGAAGCCTAGCACCCAAAAGCAGAAGAAGGACAAAACTCCGACAATCATTCCTGAAGAAGTCACAGAAGACAAACCCAAAGTATCTCCTGAAGAGAAAGCTCTCAAACGCGCAACATCACTTGTAGGTGGAATAACCGGCGCAGGTATTCCTGTAGGTTCAACAGCTTCATCGGTAGACGGAAAGGCCATGTTAGCATTTGTAATGCAGCAGCGTTACGCTAACAACGAAGAACTTGCCAAACGCTATCCTGAAGTATATGCAGATATCAATCGTACGATTGATGTAGTAAATCTGCTTGCTCTTGTTGATATTCGCCAAGATTTATTCAACCGTGGTGAACGTGGTGAATTGCAACTGATGATTGATGCAAATCAACTCATGCCGTTGCAAGGTATGGCTGAAATGCTAGGTATTAAACTAGCTCCAGCTAAAGCTTTACCGGGAGGAAATGACGGTCAGCTAGCTATTGACTTCAACAAGTCAGAAGTTCCAGAAGAACTAGCAAAAGATGCTGGTAAGACTGTTACTAAAGTACCGGAGCTTGATCCGAACAAGATCACAACAGATGAGGAAATTGACGAAGCGTTAACTTTCCTTATCAACAAAGAGAGAAATGTAGCAACGAATATTGTTAACACCGTAGAATGGTATCGTACATTGCGAGGCCTTAAGGAAACTAATGCTGATAAGAAGTTAGCATTGGATGAGATGACAGTAGGTGATTGGATGAATGAAATCTTCAGCCGTATCAACCCTGTTAGCTTACTTAAAGGCTTAGGAAGCTCAGTATATCTGTATACTTCACAGACGGGTTCTCCGTGTATGGCTCACTCTGTATTGCGTAATCATTTGATTAAGGCAGGATGGAGTGAAGAGCAAGTTGCAGAAACTGTTCGTGCACTTATTAACGAGAATTTCCGATTGAGACAGAAAGACAATCAGGGAATGAAGCCCGAGACAGATAAGGCTATTATAGCTGTTATCTCGAACTTAGGTGAAGAGTACATTGATAAGTTGTTTACAGATTGGGGACTCAATCTTGAAGGAGTAGAAGAATCTAAGAAAAATCAGCTGGAGAACGATCGAAAGATTGCTCGAATGGTGTTAGGTTCTGTTAAGACTAACTTCTTCAATAAAGATGAAAGTCCGACACCTGATGAACTTCGTTTGAAAGTTGGTCAGATTATCAATCTGTATCGCGATCCGGCTTCTCGTCTCGCTGCGTACTGCCAGTCATCTATAACTTCTCCAGTAGAGAAGGAATACCCAGAAAAGAAGGAAGAAAAACCCGCAGATGAAAAAAAAATTAAACGCATGGCGTAGGTTTTTACAATTCATAGGGTATAAAGACTAACCATTCTCTAAAATAGCATAATCAAATATGAATTTTAGATTTATTACGGCTGTCGGCATGTTCATCGCCAGTTGCATAATTGGCTTTGGACTGCGACAGACAGTCACAGTAGTACAGGCAGCACCTGTAATTCCTTCACCTATAGAAATGCCAAAATTTCCTATAGTTAATAGTGAAGAGAATAAGTCTGTCGATAAGATAGATGTCGAAGTAGACCTATCTACATTAGAAGTATCCGTGAAAGGAACAACAGACGCAATTGTGAATGTAAAGACTATTGGTGAACCAAAACCAGTAGTTAAGTGGAGAACTAAAGTAATAGAGAAAGAAGTAGCTTCTGGATATCCCTATATTAAATCTGTAGGGATTATGCCAGATAGCATTAAAGCTATTCCTCCATTATCTAAAGTAAAATCATATGGTAAGTAATCTAGTTATACTAAAACAAATGATACGATTATCTCGTATCATTAAAGATATGAAAGAAGCAAGGTGTAAACTTAGTTCTATCTTATCCCAATCCTCTTACTTTATAGTAGAAGGAGATCAGTCTGATATTATTAATAATCAGACTAAAGATAGTATAGCTAATTGCTTATATACTGAAAAGTACTTACGTTTGTCTGTAAGTAATGCTTGTAAATGTTTGGATGGATTTAACGCAAGTATCATGGAACCAGTTGATTATATCAGTAGTAGTGATGTAAAAAACAAATTCGTAGATATTTGTAAAGGTAAGAAGATTGTTGCAACAATCTGCCTGAGTACAGGTAAAATTACTATGTTAGAACCAGAACATAATGAAAATGTAGCTGAATAGAAAAGCTCAGTGGAAAATAGTTAATGACAATAACCACTTAAAAAACCTATAATTATGTCATAGTTCGAGAGGAGTAAAACTGTAGCGTGAATCACTCCAGCGGAAGTCATGCGAGGTACATAATAGTACAAGTCGCGCCGTGTTAGGGAGCTGTAGTCATTTCTGCTGGCCCGAAAAAGTACAGAATCCGAGAATATGTTAGCTGCTAAAACAGTGAGATCACTCAAAAGGTAGGATATTAGGCTAAAACGTCTGAAAAACGGATAGCAGGGGATCAGAGTGCTTAATCCTCATTAGGTATTGAGAACCGTCTGGTGAATACTAAATACTCTTAATTACTGCAAACAGTACCGCTAATGCAGAATTATAAATCAAAGCAAGGAGAACGAAATCTTCTACAATTACTCGTTTTAGATTATCAAAATCAGAATCAAATAGGAGTATAAACACGACGCTGAAACAGGGACAATACGGTTCCTGACTTATTCCTTTGGAAAGAATAAGTGAAGCCGAGAGGCAAGGTTAGTTTCACCTAAAGAAAGCAGCCAACTCATGGAAAAAAAGAGACAGCATATAACGCGATCACCGGTCTCCAAAATCGGTTAACAAAAGTGCAACTATGCACCCAGAAAGGAAAAATAGCATTGCTAACTATAGTGTTCAGTACACATCAGCTGTGATGCAATATGCAATTGTGGATATTGGAACTTGTACTTATGAAGGTAGTAAATTACTGATACTAATGTAAGGATAACCGTGTTATGGTACACACTATGTAAACTTGACTGATTATCGTGGAGCAGAAGCCAATTCTGTGCCTTATGGTAAATAGGGTCCTCGTGAAGGTGGATACGCAATGTTCCAAGGATGAAGTAGGAGTGATGTATATGAGATTGATACAGTCTTTCAAGTCTAAAGTGACTCACGTGCTTGGTCGTTCGTGTGAGTATAATTGAATGAGGAATGATTACGGAGCAACAGACTCGTCGAGCGGTTTGAGGGCGCTATAACCCTGATTCTAGATACAGTGACCTTTAGCAAGTCATATTATGTGGTAAAAATAAAACTAAGGTGATGCAGGGAAAACACCTACTAAAAAACGGCAGAGCTTATAAGTTTCAAGACATGTAAACTTCTTCTTAATATAACGTAGTTCACGCCAGGATTATTGTTATTAATAGTCGTACATAAACTAAGGAAATACAGAAGACTATGTCATTAGGTTATGAGTATAAGATGTTATACTATATTTACTTATGTATTTACGCTGAATAAAGCCAGCTATGAATAAATGAGCTTTAATTGTTTAATCTTTAATAAAATGGGAAGTTCAATAGAACTGTAAACGCTAAGACTACCATTGTAAGGATAGTGTAAGTAGACAGATCACCACCCCGACTACCAACCGTTATCGCTGACATTGACACTTCGTAAAGTACTAATTGCAACTTAGTATGTATGAAGAACGCTGATTCAGATTTAAAGTAATAAATATAAGAGCATACTGTCTATATGTTCAGGTTTCTCATGCAATAGCAGAGATAGTACCGGTATTTATGATGCTGATGAGAGGTGGAAATCCTCGTATTCGTGTAGTATAAATAAGAAATCCGAGAGGTCAAGTGGGTGTCTTGAAAAATTAGACAGCTTGTAGTGTTTTAGTAACGTTTCTCGACAGAAACGACCCTCATTCGCTTAGAATGTTGTAATCCTTAATTACTCCTAGGCATACCAGTTGCTGATGAAAGAGTTCGATATATTATGCTTGTACAATACTTATGCAAGAGAACATAATATAAAGTAGGGTGATGGGTGCGGTAAGCATCGTATAAATTGAATCTTATCCGTTGAAGTACGATAAACTTAAATTACCAAAGTATTATCAGAAGTAACTCTCAGAGTATTTCTCATAAATTATTTCAATTTATTTTCAAAGTAAGCCAAGTAGATTATGTGATTGAATTCACTACTAAAATTTTCAAAGCTTAGTAAAGCGGTATGATATAAGACGCATGCTTTAGTATTACAAATAATCGAAAGGTGGAGAGCATTAACAAAGTATTAATTAAAAATTAAGAGAGTTTCGTATTGGTGAAATCAAGCACGGACTCAGAAAGGAAACATTCTTATGGATAAAAGTAGCGTAGCACCGACTATTGGTGCATTAGTAGGAACTCAGAGCACTGCTGCTCAAGTTATGGCTCGTTATCGGGCAACTGCAAAAGAGTATGGACGGTTCTTTGGTGAACAGATCTATACTGTAGTAGCAACAAATCCTGACCTTAAGTGGAAGGAAGATGTGCTCAATGACAAGAATACTTTACGGAAGGAAGTAAATGTATTCATTGTTAAGGCAATTGACATTTTGGATGTCAAGTTCATTGCTAAAGACTTAGACGGTGAACCGAAAATCATGTTGAACCCGGACGACAATGACCCGAATCTTGTATTCCCGTTAGTCAAGCCTGATTTCAGTAAGGCAGACCGGAAGAGT